AGATAATGCTAGAGATGTTTGTAAATATCTTGACCATGATATGGTTAAAGAAGCAAAAGCCCATACTAAATTCTTTTGGGGTGACATTGATAAAATTAAGGAGGATGAAGAAGCACTAGAACAACCAGTAATGGCTATATCTCAAATGAATAATGATGCCTTGAAAAATGCGTTAAATAATCAAGGAAAGCTATCAGTCAGCTCACCACAACCACAACCAGCGCAAGAACCTGTGGCTTGGATGTTGATGGGTATTGAAGACCAAAAACCAAAATTACTTACATTGCAAATTATTGATAATGTTGAAGGCACTTGGACACCACTCTACACCCACCCTCATCAATGGCAAGGATTAACGGATGATGAGATACGACATTGTTTATATGATTTAGATACGCAAGACTTTTTGCAGTTTGCCCGTGCTATTGAAGCCAAGCTAAAGGAAAAGAATTATGACTAAAGACGAAGCAATACACAAAGCATTAAAAGTTTTAAATTGTTTAAATAACGACAGAGTATATGAAACTGCATGGGTGAAAGGCGCAATCAATGCGTGTGAAGAAGCACTAGAACAACCAGCGCAAGAACCTGTAATGATTAGTGACTGTAATGCGGCTAGGCAAATATGGGAAAACAATCTTAAAGAGTCAGAAAAAATATTATCAAAATGTAAATTTGCCAAATCTGATGACGAACAACCAGCGCAAGAACCTGTGGCTTGGATGAAAAGTGCATTAGATAATGCTAGAGATGTTTGTAAATATCTTGACCATGATATGGTTAAAGAAGCAAAAGCCCATACTAAATTCTTTTGGGGTGACATTGATAAAATTAAGGAGGATGAAGAAGCACTAGAACAACCATCGCAAGAACCTGTGGCTTGGATGTATTATGAAAAAGTTACTACGTCAAAAGAAAAAGCAGAAATATATGTAAATAATCCAATCCCACTCTACACCCACCCTGCACTACAGCCAGCGCAAGAACCTGTAGGCGTAGTGTCATGGCATGAAGGAGCAGTTATGGGTTCAATTTTTCCATCAAGCAATATGCCTAAAGATGGAGATAAACTCTACACCCACCCTCATCAATGGCAAGGATTAACGGATGATGAATATAAACAAATTGTAGAAGTTGGTTTTAAACTAGGATATGAAGCGTGTAAATGTGAACAAACATTAAAGGAAAAGAATCATGGATGAAATTAGAATGAAATTATTAAATGATGGTGCAATGCTTGAGGCGGCATCTTTAGCTTGTGAAAATAAAGGATTTGATAGTACGGAATTTCATTTAGCCCATATACATTTCATATTGGGATGGAAAGCCTGTGAACAAGCATTAAAGGAAAAGAATCATGGCTAATGCTACCCCACTTACTAGAAAGCAATGGCTAGAACTTTTGCGTAAGTTATGGCAAGAGTCATTATTGAAAGAATTTTATGAAAAAGAAGATTCTAAAGATGGCTTGCCTTTAATATCTAAAAAGGAAAAGAACAATGTGGGTTCTACTTGACGATGAAGGCGAAGTCATTAGGCGGTTTGATTATGCCCATGAAGGTGCAGTAGAAGTAGTAGAAAAGAAGTTAACCTTTAATGAAATGATTGAACAATTAGGAGAATGTTTATTATGAGTGAAACTGATAATGTAGAACTTATAAAGAAGTATGACCCTGCAATACAAAAGGCATGGAGTTTATTATCAATGCATAACACCGAATTGATGACACGAATACGTGAATTAGAACGACAACTAGAAGAACGTAGTGTAATAGGTTTAATTAAATATAAAATTTCAAACGCATTAAGGAGTAATAAGTATGACTACTGAAAACCAAGGCGCGGGAGTACCGCTAACAGATGCACAATTACGAGAAGCACTAACCAAGATGCACGTAGGATTAGTCAACATGCAGTCTAGGCTTGATGACCATGAGAAAGTACTAGAGAAAATTATCATGGCGATGGATAACCTATCAGCAACAGCAGTACCAAATGGATTCAGACAACCGAGCAGTAAGCACTAGTCAATGGGGGAAAGCGCACGGTATATTGTGCTCAACTTTATTAACCGTTCTCTTACGTGAGTACCCCACCCTTTTACGGAGAATAAAATGAATAAACTTATACTAGCATTGTTGTTCGTGTCGACAACATCATTAGCGGATGACCACACAGTATTCCCTAAAGGTGTAGTATTGACCACAGATAAAGCCAAGCTATGTGTATCAGGTTACTCGGCAACAATCCGACCGCCTGTGGCTTATACAAACAAACTAAAGAAACAATGGGTGCCAGCAGGACATAACCCAAACGAATATGAACTTGACCACTATATCCCTATTGCCCTCGGCGGCGACCCTAAGAACCCTGACAATCTATGGTTGCAGAAGTGGGACGATGCGCGGCGCAAGGACGTACAGGAAACGTTACAGCACAGAGATATGTGCAAAGGCATCTATACACCACAAGAAGCACAACAACATATAAGGGATTGGAAATGAAAGACAATAGAGTGAATCTATATAAATGGATGTGGTGGACTAAGGGCGAATGCGTCGTTGAAGTATTACGCACAGGGCATTTCCCTAACACCGCTATGGTTCGGCTACCTAATGATAAGGAAACCGAGATTGAGATATTCGAACTTGAAATGACAAGGGATTAATCATGAGTTGGAACTATAGGGTAGTGTATTTTAAACATCCTGAGCATGAAGAAGATGACTACTATGAAATCAAAGAAGTTTTTTATGATGTTGGCGGTAAACCTGTGGGTTATAGCGATGCTACTGTCGGTGCTGACACTTATAATGGATTGTTTAAAGTCGCTGGAATGATGCAATCTGCTCATGCTAAACCTGTATTAAATGAGGAAGAGTTCTTTACGAAAGAAAATAAAATGAGTACCAAACCATATGAATCAATTATGCTAGATTTAAGTGTTGACCCTATTCAATATTTAGGTAACGACGCAAAGCATACTATAGTAATTGATACCAGCGACCGCGGACAAGCGTTTATGGTCAATGGGCAGACGACACAAAAAGTAGAGATTACTTTTGTAGGGGAGTGGGAGTACCGCGATTTCTTAGAACAAATGCGCCGAGTATTGGAATCATAATGGCTTCAACACCCGAAAAGAAAGTTAAAGATGCTGTCACGAAAATACTTAAAAGCTACGATGCTTATTACTTTTATCCCGCTACTGGTGGCTTTGGTCGTAGTGGCGTTCCTGACATCGTTGTTTGTTTCAATGGTCACTTCATTGGTATCGAATGTAAGGCAGGGGATAACACAACGACTGCACTGCAAGACCGAGAGTTAGAAAAGATTGACAAGGCTGGTGGTATTGCAATGGTTGTTAATGAAACAAATATTGAGCGCGTGAGGGAGGTACTAGATGCACACCGCAATTGAATATATACTTTGTTATAGTACAGCTTTTCTATTAGGTGCTTTCATTGGCGGCTTGATTGTTGGTTACTACTATAACGAGCGTCAGCGTAAGCATGAGGTAATAGAAAGACGTATGAAACAAATCCGTAGAGATAATAGTAGGAGAAGGTATGGCTAGCTTTAACGATGTAACAGGTGACCCATTAGTCAGTCGCCCAAGTTCAAAAGAGTTTAACGAGAACTTCGATAAGATTTTTGGTAAGAAGAAAACCAATGGCGGATGGAAGCCACCGCTTACGCCACTAGCAACTACACCAAAACAATTTTTTGAGAATGGTAATCAAGTAGCTAAGAGCCTTGATGAATGGAATGAAGCCCGAGTCGACACCATCGGTCAGAATGGCAATGAAGGTTTGCACTACGAGGAAAATAAGTAATGGCAGATGAAGCAGATTTAGCACAGGCTAATTCAGAACTGGACGATTTGATTCGTCGCAAGTATACTAAGAAACCAACGCTTGAAGCAGAGGCTACAGGCGAATGCTTGAATTGCTTTGAACCCATTGATGAAGTTGGTAGGCGTTGGTGTAATTCAGATTGCCAACATGACTGGGAGTTACGAAGGAGGAGATAATGGATGGATTTGGCGACACAATTAATGATGATGGCTGTTCGAGTACACAACAGCTTATCAGTGGAGCAAACAGATATGTTTAGTAAAGTGGTTTATAAGATTGACGACCACAAGTATAAAGTTGAAAGTACCAACACAGACGGCAAGCTAGATAGGATTCAATACTATAAAAGTCTAGATGCCATGCCTGATAACTTAGGCGATAAAGTAAAACAGTTAATGTGGACGGGTACTAATGACCAAACAATCACCGACGAGCTTGGGGTGCGAATCGGTGATAATATTTTTTGGATTATCTAGGAGAATGATAATGGAAATGCAAGAACGTATCGACGCGCTCATTCGTATGCGCAAAGAAAAACCTGATTTAAAAGACCAATGGGATAGACTCAAAGGCAGACTACTTCGTTTAATTCCTGAAACAAAAACACACGAGCTAAATAATGCCTTCGAAAAGATTGAGTTCAATGAGGCAGTGGAACGATACGACCAGCTATTCAACGAGGTACTAATCGTTGGTAAAAAAGCACAGCAATCCTTAGATGAAATGATAATGGTTGATGAAGACAGAGGCTTTGGCGCCGTACCAATTAAAGCCGAGGGTAGTCGTGTAACGCTAGGTGGTAACGTAGGTACAGGAACATGGGCATCGGCAACAAGCACAGTCAAACACACAGTGACTGATGAAATGATTAAGGCATATACCGAATACAAAAAAGATAAGGCGACTAAACATGCCAAATAAACGAATTGATGATTTCATTGCAGTGGCGGCTCAACGCTATGATGCTAACCCTAGGGTGTGGACACACATATATGAACTATTAAGAAAGCTATTAGATTTTGATGATGCAAAAGAATTAGATGCTAAATGGCATTCCATCAAACATAAGAAAGACCTTGAGGCATGGGATGAACTGTTCCTAGAGAACACGATTGATGAATCAAAGCTAGCTAAAAGATACACATTAGAAGAAGTAGCTAAACTTCAACGCGAGCAATATGAATATCAAGCGCTTCAACAACGTATGGCATTACAGAATGCGTATCAATATACAACAGCTACAGGGGCAGGCGGGTTGCAACCAGTACAAACAGACTCAAGCGTTACCACAACATTGTGGGACAGAATGCTAGGAAGAAATTAATGAACATAATAACGCTAGACTTTGAAACCTATTACGATAAAGACTTTAGCCTTTCAAAGATAACCACAGAAGAATACGTACGCAGTAAACAGTTTGAAGTGATTGGTGTTGCTACTAAAGTAAATGACGGTCCGATTGTGTGGGTGTCAGGTACGTACAAAGAACTTAAGGCACACTTGGATTCATTGCCGTGGGGTAACCATCTACTGCTTGCACAGAACACTGCATTCGATGCGGCTATCCTCAACTGGCGATTCGGAATTAAACCCGTAGGCTACTTGGATACGATGAGCATGGCGATGGCTATTCATGGGTTAGAACAATCAGTAAGCCTAGCTAATCTAGCTAAGGTCTATGGTGAGGAAGATAAGGGCGAGCAGGTCAAGCAGTACATCGGCTATCATCGCAAGGACTTCTCACCAATAGAACTTGAGGACTATGGTGTGTACTGTACACACGACGTAGAGATTTGCTACAACGTGTTTAACAAGATGCTACCTAACTTCCCTAAGTCTGAACTACGCGTGGTTGATTTAACTATCCGTATGTTTGCCGAGCCTATCCTAGAACTAGACGAGAAGCTATTGGTGAATGACCTGATGCAGATTCGTGCTGACAAGCGTGGCTCTTTAGTTACCTTGATGCACTTGCTTGGTGTTAAGAATGAGGACGACCTCAAAAAGCAACTGATGAGCAACGACAAGTTTGCGGAGTTACTCAAGTCGCGTGGTGTTGAACCGCCTACTAAGGTCAGTGAAAAGACAGGCAAGGAAGCATGGGCATTTGCTAAGACAGACGAGGAGTTTACAGACCTCATGGACAGTGAAGACCCTTTGATTGCTACCCTAGTATCAACACGCTTGGCTAACAAGTCGACCATTGGTGAGACAAGAACAGAATCATATGCAGACATTGCATCACGTGGCACATATCCGTTCTCATTGAAATACTCAGGTGCGATGATTACACACCGTTGGTCAGGCTTTGATACTAACCCACAGAACTTGCCACGTGGTTCAACGCTACGCAAAGCAATCATGGCACCCGAAGGACATCAGCTAGTAGTAGCTGACTTGAGTAACATTGAGTTGCGATTAGGGATGTGGCTTGCTGGTCAGCATGATGCGATTGAACAGATTAACGAAGGTATGGACTTGTATCGTGTGTTTGCATCTGAGGCGTTTAACTTGGACTATAACAAGATTGGAAAAGATAGTAACGAGCGGTTCATTGCGAAGGTATGTTGCCTATCACTTATCTATGGTACAGGCGCATTAAAGCTACGTGAGACAATCCGTATCCAAAGCAAGGGCAAGACTACCGTGTCAGCTAACGAAGCGGAACGCTTAAAGAACTTGTATCGTGAGAAGAATACTAACGTCGCTGATGCGTGGCGCGAAGGTGGGTATGTACTGGAGTGGATTAAGAACAACGAGTCGCATACTGTGTATGACTTCTTACCTGTGCTTGGTTCAGCTGGGATTATTAAACCTAATGGCTTGGCATTACCTTACCCTAACTTGACCGAGACGATGGGTGCCAAAGGTATGGAGTGGCACTATGATGTGCGCCGTGGTCGTGCAACGATGAAGGACAAAGTGTACGGCTCTAAAGTATTCCAACGCACAACACAAAGCCTAGCACGTGACATTATGGCAGAGCATACCATCAACATTAACAAACGTTACTGGGTTGCAGGGTTAGTACATGATGAGGTAATATGTGTGGTACCTGATGGTGAAGTGGAAGAAGCAAAGACATACATCACACAGATGATGCGCACACCACCAGCATGGGCTAAAGACTTACCACTCGATTGCGAAGTAGGTTCGGGGAAACGATATGGGAATGCAAAGTAATTACAAACATACAACACCATCAGAGCGTAAACAATTAGTTGAATGGTTAGAAGGACAAGAAACTTTTTGGCTTAAGTACACAGGTAACACTTGGTATGATGATGGGCACGATACTGATGATGTAAATGAAATTGTTGCGTGTATAAGAAATGGCATAGACCAAGGCACAAGCAAAACGCTCAGGGATTATGTTGCATCAGGTACGTCGCTAGAAGATGCGCGGCATATGAAAGTACCTAAATGGAAACCCATTGACGTACTAGACCCTAAAGAACCAAAGGTCACAAAGGCAACTGTTAGAGAGCATTACATCAACATGCCGAATGTTACTAGAGTAATACCTAAGGTAATGGAAGCGCCTAAGTATGTACCGCCAAAGAGATACACAGTAGCAGAAGATTGCCAAGAAGTAGAGCGGCTATTATTTATTATCGAGGCAGTGGATAACATACAAATCATTCGGACACCTGAATCGGTTAAACGAATTGCTGGATGGATTAGGGCTGATGAACATATAAACTATAGATATAAACAACCCATCTCATGTACGCAAGTGCGTGAGATATTACAGAAAGTGTATGGATAACAAATGGCATATAGTTACTCGGCAATAAAAGCATTCAAGAACTGTCAACGTCAGTACTACGAAACACGGATACTAAAGAACTGGCCGTTTCCCGAAACGGAAGCCATCATGTACGGCAAGGATGTGCATAAGGCGCTTGAAGATTATATTGGTGAGAACAAGCCATTGGGACCGCACTCAAGGTTTCAACCGATAGCTGATGCTATCCTAGCTTTGGAAGGTGAGAAGCTAACTGAGTTTGAAATGGCACTGGATGATAACCTTGAGCCATGTGAGTTCTTAGGTAAAGATGTTTTCATTCGTGGTATCGCTGACATCGTAGTAGTAGATAAAGAAAAGAAACGCGCCTACATTGGCGACTATAAAACAGGCAGTGCGAAGTACCCTGATACAGACCAGCTAGAGCTTATGGCATTGATGATATTCAGATATTTCCCTGAGATTGAACATGTCAAAGCTGCCCTTTTATTTATCGTTCATGATAAAGTAGTGACTGCTGAGTACCACAAAAAAGACGCGAAGCCTAAATGGATTCAGTGGCTGGCTAAAGTAGAAACAATGGAACAAGCCGCCGCTATGAATATGTACCATGAGAATCCGACAGGGCTATGCGGATGGTGTGAAGTAACAACCTGCCCTCATAACACTAAAGATAGACGAATAAGGAAATCAAAATATGCCTAGAAAGAAAAACTTAGCCAAAGGTGACCCTGAGTGGCACCGCGAATGGGAATATCAGAAAGCCACAGGCGAGAATAAAAAGAACACCGAACGTGCCAAAGCTCGCAGAATGTATGATAAACTTGGAATCGACCGTAAAGGAAAACAGATAGACCACGTTAAACCACTTGAAGCTGGTGGTAAAACAACCAAGGGTAACTTGAAACTCATTTCTGTAAATGCAAACGAAAAGAAAAATCTCCATAAAAAAGGAGAAAAGAAAGGGAAGTAATGGAGATAGTCGATAACAAAGCACTTCTAGTAACAGTAAGAAACCCAAAAAGATTTACCGATGTAATACCAAGCAGTGTAAACCTAGGCGAAGTATCCGAAGGTATATACGAACTAATGGTTAAGTGGGACTACGAGAATGTAGATACGCTAACCAAGCTAGGCTTAAAGAAAGTACCATCTGTTATTGATAAAGAATATAGATGGGCAGGTAAATTCAAACCAATGGCTCACCAAAAAGAGACTGCTGGGTTCATCGTTAATAATCAGAAGTGCTTTGTTTTCAACGAACAAGGTGTTGGTAAGACAGCAAGCGCGGCATGGGCAGTAGACTACTTGATGACCAAAGGTAAGGTTAAACGAGTATTAGTCGTCTGCCCATTGTCTATTATGAAAGCTGCATGGCAACGCGACCTATTCCAAGTCCTACCACATCGTTCCGTAGGCATTGCACATGGCACACCAAAATCACGTCGTAATATCATTCAAGGTAACTACGAGTTTGTTATCTTAAACTTTGATGGTATTGAGATTGTGCTACAAGAATTAAAAGATGCTGACTTCGACTGTATCATTGTGGATGAAGCCAATGCACTTAAGTCTACACAGACACGTAGATGGAAAGCGTTTAAACAGTTAGTCAAACCCACCACTCGCCTAGTCTTAATGACAGGTACACCAGCGGCACAATCACCTGAGGATGCATACGGCTTGGCTAAGTTAGTCAGCCCACATAATGTACCAGCGTTCATGAGCGGATGGAAAGACCTCGTGATGCAGAAGATTAGTACATTCAAATGGATACCACGCCCACGTGCGAAAGACATTGTATTCAAGGCACTGCAGCCAGCTATCCGATTTACTAAAGAAGAATGCCTAGACCTACCTGACATCACATACGAAACGCGTGAAGTTCCTATGACTCCGCAACAAGCTAAATACTATGATGTTTTGAGGAAGCAGTTGCTCATTGAAGCGGCTGGTGAATCTGTAAGTGCAGTCAATGCGGCGGCAAAGCTAAACAAGTTATTACAAATCTCATGTGGTGCAGTGTACTCAGATGAAGGCGCTCCGCTTTACTTTGATATTAGTAACCGCTTGTCAGAACTAGAAGCTGTGATTGACGAGAGCCTAAAGAAAGTGATTGTGTTCGCACCATTCACGCATACGATTGAAGTCATCGAGCAGTACCTAACCAAGAAAAAGATTACCTGTGCTGTGATTAACGGAGCAGTATCGTCTAACAAACGCGCTTCGCATATCCAAAACTTCCAAGAATTACCTGACCCACGTGTACTGATTATCCAACCACAAGCGGCGGCTCATGGTATTACTTTGACTGCGGCGAACACCGTTGTTTGGTTTGGACCTACGTCAAGCGTTGAGACCTACCTACAGGCAAATGCACGTGCGCATCGTAAAGGGCAAGACCATAAGGTTACCGTTATTATGATTCAAGGTAGCCCTGCGGAGAGCCACATGTACACCATGCTGAATGGTAAAGTTGATTCCCACAACCAACTTATTGATTTATATAACAACATATTGACTGAAAAGACCGAATAAAATAGTTGACGACCTTGTATGATAGCGATACAATGGTTCCTGCTGTTTATATAAGGAGAATGATATGGCTGTTACAATCGATAAGTTGGTTGCTATTCATCGTAAGATGGAAGCGGCTATGGCTGAATATCAAGCCAAGATTGACGAGATTGAAGAACAGCGCCAAGAAGTTCGCAATACGATTCTAGAAATTATGAAGGAACAAAAACTAGAATCAGTGCGTACTGACCACGGCACTGTTACCAAAGGAGTCAAAGATAGATACTGGTCAAATGACTGGGCGGCATTATCTCAATACATTATTGAGCACGGTGCTGTAGGGTTACTGCAACAACGTATCCATGAAACAAATATGCGTGAATGGATTGCCGCGCATCCGAATGATTTTCCACCTAGTCTGAACATCGACAGGGAGTTTGGAATTACAATCCGTAAACCATCAACAAAGAAGGAGCTGTAAATGAGTGACGTTCAAGAAACGCCGTTGTTAAATATTGAACAGGCATCGAAGTATATCCAATTAAGTACTGCGACTTTGGCACGTATGCGAAAGGATAACAGCGGACCAGCGTATGTTAAGTTGGGCGCTCGTGTGTTGTACCGTAAGACAGATTTAGATGCTTACATCGAATCTAAAATCAGCCAATAAAGGAGAATGAAATGGCAACAGAACTATCATTATTTAGTGGTAATGCAGTACCAGCCCACATCGCTAATCGTGAATTAAGTAAAGCGACCTTAGCGCTAGCCAGTGCAGGTACTACTACAAAACGTATCTCTATCGAAGGCGGTGTATTCCGCATGATGGTAGGCGGTAAAGAGATTGCTAAGAACACAGACCGTTCAATGAATGTAGCTATCGTTAGCACAGCACCAGCGAACAGTCGTATCTATTATGACCCAGCAGTTCCATATGTACGTGGTCAAGCATCTGCACCGACTTGCTCATCAACAGATGGCGTTAAACCAAACCCAGGCACTAAGTCACCACAAGCGGCATCATGCGCTACATGCCCACAGAACATCTCAGGTTCAGGTAATGGTGAATCACGTGCTTGCCGTTACCAACGTCGCCTAGCAGTTGTGCTTGAAGGTGATATGTCAGGTGATGTGTACCAAGTTATCTTACCAGCGACATCTATCTTTGGTCGTGGTCAAGGCACACAACAATTGCCATTAGAAGCCTATGCTCGTATGTTGCATGGTAACCGTGTTGGTGTTGACTCAGTAGTGACTAAGATGGAATTTGATACAGACTCATCTACACCTAAATTGGTATTCTCACCAGTACGTTTCTTGGAAGAGAATGAGCAAGCTATTGTAGACCGTCAATCTGATACACCTGAGGCAGAACACGCAATTGGTTTGAACGCATATCAAACTGATACAGCATCAAGTGCACCAGCTATCGCGGCGCCAAAACCTACTCCTGTAGTGGATACTACAGCGGCACCTAAACAATCAGGTTTCCAACCAGTAGCGGCACCAGTGGCAGATGAAGAAGAAGCTATCCCTGAACCAGTCAAGGCTACACCAGTTGATGCAGATGCACGTTCTGCGAAAATTGCAAATGTACTAGACGCATGGGGTGACTAGTTTTATAATTCGTACACCTGCCCTCTTGGGTAGGTGTATTTTTTACGCCTTCGGAGAACAACAATGCAAACAAAACTAAAAGATTTTACAGTTCATGAACTTACAAGGCTCGTAGAAGCACGTTCAGAATTAATCAAAGATTTACAAGCAGAAATCAATATATTTACAGCTGAGTTAGAATCACGCCAAGACCCTAATCGTCCAGTTCAACTAGAATTATTTTAACAAAGGCACGTTATGAATACGCTTATTAATAGCGTGGTGCCTTCTATTGGGACCTACTGCCTCACTACCATTCAAGGTAAAGCGATTGTACAAACCTTTTACGACAGTAAAGATGTACTCGTAGCCGCTGGTATTGACGCGTCAGCGCAAGGTAAAAACGCATACTATGCTATGGCATCGTTCAAAGATGCAAGCACACGCACACAAGATAATGTGTTGCGCCTCAAAGCGTTTTGGCTTGACGTAGACTGCAAGAACAAAGACCCCCTAAAAGACTACGCAAACAAACAAGATGGTATCCTTGCCATCCAAAACTTCTGCGCACGTCACTCGTTCCCTCGTCCTACTATCGTTGACTCAGGCAATGGCTGGCATGTTTATTGGATTTTAGACACCGAAGTTACAAAAGATGAATGGCAACCTGTTGCCGACAAACTAAAGTCATTATGTTTGAATGATGGCTTACGCATTGACCCAGCATGTACAGCGGATAGCGCTCGGATTTTACGTATCCCAACCACAATGAACTATCGCTTTGACCCACCATCCTCAGTTGATTTAGTGATGGAAGGTAAGCCTGTTATGTTCGATGCCTTCAAGGGTTTGATTGACCTAGGCTTCGCGACACTGAATATAAAGCCTACACTGAAAATTGCTGGTACACCTACAAAGAAAGAAATGAGTGCTGTCACTAAGGCATTGATTAACAATTCAACTTCATCATTTAAAAAGATTATGAAGCGTAGCTGTGCAGGTAACGGATGCGAACAGTTGTTTCATGGTGTGACTGAACAAGCTACTATTGATGAACCTTTTTGGAGGGCTGTGCTGTCTGTAGCACAACATTGCCATGATAACGATACAGCAATACACTTGGCTTCTAATCAGCATCCTGACTATGACTTCGATGCTACTGTGGCGAAGGCTGAACAAACAAAAGGTCCGTATACTTGTGCTACGTTTGATTCTCTGCGTGGTAATGTATGCCATAACTGCCCTAGTTTTAATAAGATTACTAGCCCAATCCAGTTAGGTACAGAAGTCCTTGCAGCCACTGCGCCAGTAACGGTATCTACTGCACCAGCACCAGCGCCTATTCAAGTAGCACAAGTAGCACAAGTAGCACATCAAGAAGAATTAGCGGACATAGAGAAAATTGAACCAGTTGATACAGCAAAGATTGATGCTTCACTTGCAGCTTTTTATAAGGACAAAGACAAGGTCACAATCCCCATCCCGCCTAAACCGTATCTACGAGGGCAGAATGGTGGGGTATATAAACAAACTAAATTAGAGGACGGCACGTTCGAAGACGTAATGATTTATCAAAACGACTTCTATGCGTATGCTCGTTTAAGAGACCCCGATGAGGGACAGGTTTTGGCATGTAGACTGCACTTGCCATTAGACGGTGTTAGAGTATTTAACATCCCATTAAAATCAGTAGGTTCGAGAGACAAGCTGAGAGAAATAATCTGCAGTCAAGGTGTAGCGGCTAACGACAAAAAGATAGCGGAGTTAAGCAACTACTTATTAGCATTAACAACGGAGATTGAAACTATGCAACATGAAGAAAAAGCAAGAACCCAAATGGGTTGGCAAGAAGATGGTACGTTTGTACTAGGCGCACGTGAGTACTCTAAGAATGGTATTCGCAATTGCCCACCATCAAATGCCACAACTAACTACCAAGCTATGTTCCGTATGGAAGGTGATATGGCTAACTGGCGCAGGGTGGTTGATGTATACAATGCCCCAGGATTTGAAGTCCACCAGTTTATATTCTACTTGGCGCTAAGTTCACCACTACTACGAGCAATGGGGCATCCAGGGATGTTGACTACGCTTATCAGTGATGAGTCAGGTATTGGTAAAACAACTTTAGGTATGTTGTGCAACAGCGTATGGGGTCACCCACGAGAAATGCTTTCTATGCCACACGATACAATCAATGCAACAGTTAACCGCATGGGTGTATTCAACAGCGTATCGCTATTTCTAGATGAGTTTACTAACAAGACACCTGAAGTATGTAGTGACATTGTTTATATGGCTACGATGGGTCGTGGTAAGAACCGCAGTACTATCACTGGTGTAGAGCGTGTGAACAACACGACATGGAATCTAAACTCATTTGCTACAGCCAATGCTGCATTACGTGATAAGTTAGGTTCATTAAAGGCATCTGCTGAAGGTGAGAACATGCGTCTGTTTGAGTTTGATATGCGTGGTACCCCTGTACTACCTAAAGAGATTGCAGATACTATATTCCCATTGATGCAAACAAACTTCGGTATCGGTGGTCACTTCTTGGCATCATGGTTGGTTGAGAACGTTGATAATCTACGTCCGATGGTAGAGCGTGTACAACGTAAGATGGATTTGAAATTCAAGTTCACTAGCAAGGAACGTAACTGGTCTATGAGCGTAGCTTGTGCATATACAATCGCTTACGTGGCTAAAGAATTAAAGATTCATGACTTCCCTATCCAAGAAAACATTGATGCAATGGTTAAACAAATTGACCGTATGCGTGGTGAAGTAGAACAAAGCGTTACTCATTTCGATGCGTTGATTGCAGACTTCTTGGTAGAGAACCATAGCTATATCCTAGTAGTTGATGGCTTACCTGATGCTAATGGTTTACAAGCACTGCCGCGTAATAGAAGCATCAACAAAATCGTAGCGCGATATGAACCCGATACTGGCAAGTTGTATGTGGCTGCCAAAGCGTTACGCGACTATTGCGTAGACCGTCAGTTCTCATTTAACAGCTTGATTGCATTATCTAAAGCAGGTCTAGGTAACAAGCGCTTATCAGCTGGGTCAGGTGTTGTAGCAGGTAATACTCGCATCGTTGAGTTTGATACGAACTTGGTCAACATTGATATGGGTATGTGGCATGACATGGAAGCGGAAGCGGATGATACTCCAGCTGCCTGATGGGGTGGAGATGGAAGTGCCTATCGAACACATGATTGTGAAAGATAGCGTTTTCATCCCTACACTAAAACCTACGGAATTGAGAGTGATAGTAAAGCGGATTGCTAGGGAACTAGAAATTACTATAGAAATGCGTAATGCAGTTGAAGAAGGTTACTTAGGCTTAATGGTATGGAGAGTCCAATAGTGTCCATTAATGTCTTATACAGTATCATAATGTATTGATTTGTATTCATCTGTATAGTATAGTTCGCCTTGACAGTTGTTGCATTCTGTCATTCTCCGTAATACCCCTTAAACCCTCAGCCTCTCCAGCTGGGGGTTTTTTTTATTCGTTTTCTGCTCTAATTTTTCTAATTGGCATTGCTCTTAAGGTAGCTTCAACGTTCGCCATTAGCTCATTAACCCGTTGTCGTTTCTCTTCAGATGATAGGTTAGGGTCGTTCTCAATAATATTTCGAGCGTGACTTACATCATTCAACTGAGCGTGAAGCGCTTCTACAGCATCATGCATACCAATCAATGCGCGTTTCTTAGGGTCGGCTAGATATTCTTGTAGCTTCTCAGGGTTTTGTTCAGCCGCTAATTGGTTAGCAGTGTTGTATGCCTTATCGGACATGTCACGAAGTGCGTAGTACTCTTCAGCGTTACGACCGCCAACAGTTTTTTGTTGGAATGAACTGATGATAGGAAGTTTATCACTAGCCATCTTATTGCTACCCATAGATACGTCAGCTAATTGAAGTAGCGCACCAGCAGATGTACCACCGATTGCATTAAGGATGTAATCAATCTGTATTGGGGATTGACCAGTAATCTCACCAACTTCTCTAGCTAATCCACTTGTACTTGCTGTGTATTGGAACTGAGGGTCTATACCTTGTAAACGTTGACTAACAATCGGTAAGTCTGAGAAGAAGCTCTTATTAAGCATTAACTCAACAGCAGGTGTTACACCATACACAGCGGCAGGTGGTAGATACCCAGCAGCAAACGATTGTAGTAGACCTTGGCGTAAGCGTTTAGCTGACTCAGGGCTATCTGTACCTTCTTGCAGTACGTAATCTGTAATGCGTTCAGGTACTACTTTAGCCAAGAAGCCAACATCGGTAGGTACAGGAAGCATAAACTTAGTGCCTGGGATTAAGAAGTTACGGTCAGTGATTACACCTTTTTGGTCTTCATAATCATCATCGCCTGACATCGCCATAGTGTATGCAATAACAAGACCCGCGTACATTGCCATGTTACCCCAGTAGGCTTTAGCGGCAGCTTTACGAGCTTGCATAGAGTTACCACGACCAACCATACTGCGATAGTTAACATCCATACCTTGAAGGTATGCACCCAAGAACGGAATAGTTTGTTTTAGCGTGTGCATTAACTCGCTTGTACCAGCCTTTTGGAAGTTGATAATTTCACGAGCGCGCGTAGCGGCAAGCGTTTCATCACCAGTTTCTGCTAGTGTTTGACGATAGATACCTAAACGCACTGCTAGGTCGGCACTGTAAGCTAACTTATGTAAGAAGTTATATGCTGGGCTCTGTACCCATTTATCAGTAATTGTTTTTGGTTTTTCACCTACACCAAACTGAGTAGCACGACCACGAGTAGTATCCATCGCAGTAAAGTCAGCACCACCAACAACGCCGTGTTGCATTAGAGTTTGGATGTCTGCATGTTGACCACGGAACGCTTCGCCTGATAGGAATGATTTATAGATATGACCCATCATAGCCCAAGGATGTTTAACACCAGCTTCAACAAAGGCACGTTGTGAGTCCATTACTACTTGGCGTAATGGGAAGGCAGGGAACAACACAATGCCAGCACGTAGAGTACCAAGCGCTTTACCAATAGCTTTCATTGTAGGGCTATTTATACCGCGTACTGATTGGAATGCAGCTAGGTCATATGGGTTATCAACAGTCCAGAACGTAGGCTTACCATCGGTATAGGTCATTACCACGTGAGCAGGATTAACACCGCCTGGACGACCTGCGTGGCGCGTTGCTGTACCCATAGTGGTCATCGTTTCGAGCGCACTATTAGCAGTGTGGTTAGATACACCTGAACGTACACACCAGCCAATCATTTGTGCCATGTTCTCAAGCATGTCATTAACTTCTTCAGTGCCACCGACAAGGGCTTTCATCTGTTGCAAGTCGACCATCTTACCCATGTTGCCAAGTCCAGGCATTACATCTTGGTAGTCTTTCAAGCGTAGCCACGGTGCGTATGAGTCATCTTTTAGGAAGGCATCAGCCTTCTCTTTAGTTAAAAACCCAGCTTTACGTAGGAACTTAACCATCTGATTCTTAGAACCAATGAACTCATTTTGCATAGCACGTAGTTCAGGGAAAGCATTAAACGCTGCCATTGCCGCATTGATTTGTGCTTGAGTTGGAACCATACGTGGGTCTTTTAACCAATTCTCAGGCCACTGGTCTTTAGGCAATGTATCAATAATAGCTTTGGCACGGTAGTGATAGAACGAATCGGTAATCAATTTACGTGCTTGCTCTACACCAATCTTATCGCTTAACTTTTGAGCGTGGCGGAAAATGTTGTCTACACTGTACTTACCTTGTTTAGCTTGGATAGCACCGTTACCTAAGATGTCAATGTCACCAAAAGTAAATACTGAGTTGATGTAGTTGTTAGTATTATTAGCCGCACTCAATAACAAGTCAGCGCGCATTTGACCATTAACATTATAGAAAGCACCATCATTATGGTCTTGGATAGCTGCAGATAGATGAGCCGCCTTATCAATACCTCTGACACGGACACGGTTAATCATATCTTCAATCATACCTAGCGCACCAGTAGGACTCTTATAAGCTTGAGCAACAAAGTTCTGTGCCGCTTGTGCAGGTGTAATAGTTGTTTTAGGTGCTGACTGAGCAAGCGTACCTGACATACCAGCGATGAACTGATTAGCTTTAGCTTGCGCTTGAGGGTCAATATGAAGGGCAAAACCTGCATTCCCTGCCGTCTGTTTCACTGCTGATATATCAGCATTTAATATGCCTTCAGATGCACTTAATACTTCTGACAATGCTGTGTTAGCACTAGCAGGTAAACCTAATATGTTGCGGATAGTATTAACGAACTCAGACCATAGGGATTGATTAGCGTTATATGGGATAGATTCCAAATACTCTTGCATGTCTTTATCAGTTAAAGCCCATGTCACCATCTCATGCAAGTTGTCTAATGCATTATTGTTTCCTGCTAAAGCATCCTGCTCAAATTTAGTGAGTTGGGTTTTACCTAATTTAGATTCTGCTACACGTCTATTAAAACGATTAAGCACCATGTTGCGTACATCATTTAATTTAAGAACATCGGCACTAAATTTAGTACCAGCTGCCCCTCTAGTATTACCAAATGTAATAACCGCTTGTGTAGCCGCATGGATTAACTCGTGTAAAGCCGTCTTAAATGTAGTTCCTACATTACCTTCGCTAAAATCAGTCCCTTTAAGGTAGACATGCACAAAAGGATTCTTAGCTTCGTAGCTATAGTGAGAAATACCTAGCACACCATGAGGATGTAATTTTTGTGGAGCTATATCACCAAGATGAACAACAGTAAGTTTTTGGTTAACGCCAGCGTCTTTTAGTTTTTGTAATTGAACTGCTACCTTCTCAGCAATTAATTTCATTGACTTGTCAGGCGCATGTTCAGCTAACCACTTAGCAGCTTCAACTTGATTCTTGCCTGTAAGTGCTTGTTCTACTTGCTTAGTTTCTTCGACAGGAGCAGCCTGTGTACCTACAGATGGAGCAACTTCTTCGGATGTAATCTTTTCAAGTTGCTTTTGCAGTTTAGCAACTTTCTTAGCAGACGCGTCTTTCTTAGCTTGTGTAGCTTTCTTATCAGCAAGTAACTCAGTGTGCGCTTCAACAGCTTCGTCTAATTTTTTAGATGCTAATTGAGCAGCCATTTCAGGACTACCTGTAGCTATCTTATTAGCCACATTTGTTTTTGCTACATTTGCAGTTTCTATACGTTCAATGTCATCTGCAAGGTCTTGTGTTAAGTAGTTACCAGCATGAGCATCTTGTACTTTATTTTTAGCAATCTTAGATAAATCAACGAATGGGATATCACTAAAGTACGACCATGTAGTTGCAACAGGTTCTTTCTTCAATGCAGCTGCAGCTTCTCGCGCAACCTTTTTCGGTACTGGTGCTAGTGTACTTGGTTGATTCTCTGTGCTTCCTGGAGGTTGTCCAATGTTTCCGTCAGTAGGTTCGCTAGATACATCCACTCCTCCTCCGACAGGTTCTTCAACTTTTGTAGTCGGGGCTGCTTGTTGTTGTACAGGCTGTCCCATGCCTTGCTTACTTCCTGGCTCGACAGTAGTAGTTCCGTCCTCTGAAACACCAAAGAGGTTTTGTTGTACAGGTTCTGCTTGGGCTTTTGTTTGCGGCGCATTAGGAACTCCAGAGAAGTCAGGTTGAACTGCATTAGGATTGTAATGGGGGAACGCTTCTAAGATGCGGTTAGCTTTAACACCAAAGTCAGTATTGGTTGATGCCGCTGTAGTAAGCAAGTTGTAAGTAGTTGGGTCAGATAAATGTGCATTCTCTAACGCTGTGTATTGTTTAGCGCGTGGAGTAATACCAAATGATTTTAATACCGCAGGGGTAAGGGTACCCTCTCGAGCAGCAGGTGCCTCGGTTGGCGCTACGCCGTATGTGCCAGCTTGAATTTGTGGACGTAGCTTATTACGTTCCTGTGTAGTCAAGTCAGGGAAATACACCTTCATGTTCTTAGCAAGTTCAGCACGACCTTCTGGTGTTTGGTTTAACTCTTCAATCTGTGCTGGTAAACCTTGCAGACGAGCGGCCTCAACAGATGCCTTAGCTTCTTTAGTTGGTGCACCTCTTGGTGTAAACAACTCGCCTTGTCCTTCAGGTACTGGTTGCTCTACAGGCGCTTCTTCAGGGGCTACAGTAGAGATAGGCTCTTGGCCTGGCATTGTAGTTGTTGGTTCTGGAATCGGTGCTTCTTGTGGAGTGAATAGCGGTTGTTGCTCCATTACCCCAGTAGCTTGGCGCTGTGCTTTCTCAACGGCAGCTGCTTTTTCAGCTTCATCTTTAGCAACAACTTGTTTAGCTTCACTGCGTTCTTGTACATTACCAATAGCACCCAATGGACCGAGCAATGCTGTTTGGTATGCAGTGTCTGCATATTCTTTTCGTGCATCTGCATCAGTTAAAGATAGACCAGCTTGATAACGCTCAAGCATTTGCTGTGCAACTTCGGTAGGAACTTCGGCAGCAACGCCTTTTAATGTACCTTCTGCAAGCGTACGTTTTAATGATTTAGCTACAACAGCATTAGCAGCTTCAGTACCCAACTCTTTAACAGGAATACCCATTAACTTACTGAACATTAACTTATCAGTAAAGACATCCAATCCAGCTTGAGGGACTGCAGCTGCATATGCAGCACCAGCATTAATTGGTTTACCTTCTTGGGCTTGGCGTTCTAAGTTAGAACCTGATTGCTGTACGTATGATGGAAGGAAAGCGCCAGCCAATGCACCTAGTGGAACGGTAACAGGAGCGTAAGGTCCGCCTAATTCACCAAGCGCAGCGCCAGCTCGTGCACCTGCTAGATTAACACCTAGGTTAGATGCTTGCTCTGCAATGGCACTTGGGACTTCACTGATAGCTTCACGTGCGGCAGGGAATAAACCTTTTTGACGGTATACGTCTTTGACTTTTTCTAGACTAGCACCAGGTTTTTCAGTGATAGCTTCTTGACGGGCTTGTCCAGCTTTAGCAGCTTCTTCAGCGCCGAATAGACCTGATACGCCTGTCTCCATAGAACCAAGCATACGCTTTGCACCACCCATGAAGGCTTCGCCAATACCAGCAGTTTCAGGACCTTTAGGTGCTTCTGTTGTAGCGGTAGGAGTAGCTTGAGCTTGGATATACTGTGTTAAACGTCTGGCAGCTTCTTTATCTCCAGCAGCATCTGCTTTTCGCAAGGCGCTGTAGAGTTCTTCCATAGTGTACATGCACTGCTCCTAATTAACCGCGGTATTTACTCATTATATCAGTAATATCGTTTGGAATGGCGGCCATCGAACCACCTGCTCCTCCAAGCCATTTCTCATAAGATAGTGGTTGTTTACCGTAGTTAGCTAAGTTCTTGCTAAAGTCACTAGCATATTTATTGTATTGAGTTAGTTTATTCTTATCTGCACCAACATCCGCACCATAAACACTTGCCGCGCCTTTAGTTAAGTATGCTTGTTTAAGAGCATCGGATACAGACATCTCAGGATGGTCAGCCATAATAGCTTTAGCGATGCCTTTAATCGTTTGTTCGTCTTTACCATATCGAGCGTTAGCACCTTGCTCTTGCATTTGTGCAATCTGCATTTTAGTTTGCGCTTCAAAAATAGTTTTAGACAACTCGTTTTGTTGGTCGATGCCTTTAACACCTAGATTAGCCAAGTTCATACGAGCAGTTTTTACTGCATTATCAGCATCTTTCAAATCAGCCTTATTACCTGTGTATTGTGCTTGGTTAAATTGATTTTGTGCAAGTGCCAATGCATTACCTTTATCAGTAAGTTTCTCTTGACGGGCTTGTTCTTTTTCATCAATCTCTGTAGCTGATTTACCATATCCAGCAAGACCACGAGTAGCGGCAGTAATGAATGAAGGAGCAGCCTCACCTGCTTTAGGCGCTTGTCCAAGACCTTCTGCTAATGCAAACCAAGGCATTGCGGAATCTAGTTTAGAACGCTCTGCAGATTTCTCTTTCAGTTTATCAAGGTCCTCACGTTGTGATTTGTAAATGTCAGGGTCAACACCAGCGGCTGTAGCTTCTGCTTTGTTTCGGTCAGCAATCTCGCTATATGTCCAAGGTTTACCAGTATCAGGATTATTTTCGCTACTAAGGATAGTTTTTAATTCAGAGTCGTCATACGGTTTAATCTTGTATGCGCCAATGCCTTGACTACCTGCACCAGTACCTTTAGTTTTACTGCTAGCTGAACCTGTGTCACCTCTACCAAAGTATGCATCTAACTCAGCGTTCCTATCTTGGGTCTGTTGTTGATTCTGTTGTTGGTCTTGTTGTTGGGCTTGTTGTTGCACAGCTTGTGCACCCATGTTATTAAACCCAAATAGACTATTAACATAATCACCCACTTGAGGATTATTGTTAGTAGCATCTGCTGGCTGCGCATTTGCTGCTGGGCTAGCAAGATTAATAGGTTTATTACGTAAAGCAGCCAAACTAATAGGTTGCTTAGTTACAGGGTCAATGACCATTTTGTTTTTATTACGTAAATTAGTTATGGCATCGCCCAAATAATCCATGCCTCTACCCATCATTCTAGGGCCAGGGAAAGCTAAATCAGTAGCTCCGTTTACAATCCATGAGTTATTTAAGTCTCTACCTAATGGGTCCTCAACCAATTGCTCTCTACTATCTTGTAAACCAAAACGTTTAACTTCGCCACCTTCATCAAATGCAATGATACCACCAGCTGCCATACCAGCAGCAGGTAAGTTAGTAGGCAGTGCAGGTACCCCTTGACCATAAGCCATGTCTTGTTGAACAACAGGTGGTTGTTTAGGAGTTTGAGCAGCTACTGCCATCTTAGCGTCTTTAGATTGTTTGATTTTAGAAGCCAAGACAATCTGACCCACTTGTGGGTCAATCGTACCGTCACGTAGTGCTTGTTGTAACTGAGGGATAGATAGCTTTTGGGCTTGAGACATTTGGCTCATTGGGTCTTGCATACTCATAATTATTCCTTATAGCTCAACAATTCATGTAAGTGCATTTCATCAATGCCTGTACCACCACGCTTACTAATTTCTTTAGTGCTACCACCCTTTTTAGCGCCAGCTAATTTTGATACCCCAACGGCACCAGCACCTAACGCACCAATTTGAGAAGCAAGACCAGGCTGTGCTTGGTATGTTTGAGTCGTTGTAGACTGCATTGGTAAACCGTGTAGCAAATTGCTGATGTTGCCCAACTGCATCATTGGGTATTGTTGTGCAGTCGCATAGTTTTGGATTGCTTGGTTAATCATATTTTGTTGGGCTGTTTGTTGTTGTGCGCCCATTGTATTTTGTGTACCTAAGATACCTTGTTGTGCGGCAAGTTGATTAGAACCTAGATTGCCTAATGTACCAGCCGCAGTGTTAGCTTGACCCAAACCTTGAAGCGCAGTTTGTTGTCCTTGTAGCCCTAACCCAGCACCATACTGCATTGCGTTTTGTGCTTGTTGATATGCAGTATTGTAACCTTGACCGATAGCTTGTTGTTGCGCATTCAATGCATTTTGCTGTGCTAAGTTTTGAGCAAGAGCACTACGAGTACCACCGAACGCACCTGAACCTGTAGCTTGTGAAGCCGCTTGTGTCGAAGCAATATTGCCTTGTTGGGCTAACTGATTAAGCTGTGGTTGTAATGATTGGCTAACATAAGGGTTCATGAACGCACCAACCGCATATGGGTTAGTCGCCATCTGATTGTATTGATTGCCAGCTTGTGAAGCTTGACCAGCAACCCCTAGAGAACCCATACCCGCTGCGCCAGCTAGACCAGTAGCTTGACCATATTGGCCAGGCAATTGTAAGTTAGCTGCTTCATTAAATGATTGTTCTTGTAACGGAGAGAATGCGGCTTGATAGTCCTGCATGTTTGTACTGTATGGTACGTATGGTTGGAACCCTGATACATTGCCTGTTGTAGGGTCAGTAGTATATACCTGTTGTTGCGCTGCGCCGAGCATTGACTCAACGTATGGTTGTGCATAGGCAGGGATAGTATTTTGGTTAACCGTCGTTGTTGTAGGAGCTGATTGTCCACCGCCGCCACCTACTCCAAAAGTAAACTGGTCAATCATAAACCATTTAAGGGCTTTTAATAAACTCATATCAATTTCTCCACTACTGTCTCAGTAGGTATTAGTCCAAGTTGTTGTTGGTACAATCTAATGCGCGCACCTGAAGCATGCGCTCTAATTTTAGTAGCGCCTTGAGATTTGGCCCACGCAACTACTTGCTCCATTACTTCTGGGTTTGTAATGCCTTTGCCCCCAGTGGCGGTTAATACTGCGACTCTATGATTTGGGTAATTATACACGCCAATAGAAGCAGCACCTATGATTTGGTTTTCTTTAACTGCAACTAATAAGGCTTGTGCCCCAGCACCTAACTGGCTTTTCAATTGGTCTATAGTGCAATCTAAATCACCTATAGCCACATCACATGCGGCTTTTAACATAGGCCCTACCACATCCCATAATTGAGGTACTTGAAGCGTGTCAACTTGCTGTATTTTTATCATGCAGGCATGAACTTAGCTGGGTTGATTTCTTTGCCTTGTTTCTTAGAACCTGTGCGAGCCTTACGAACTTTATCCATCATGTTGTAAAGATGTTTAGCACCTGCATCTGTTGAGCCATTACCTAAGTGACTTACTACATCAGCTGGAACTACAAACTCACCGTCAGCCAAACGAGCAGGCTGTTTGCCACCAATTGTAGCTGGTATGTTATCAGACATTCCATCGCCAGGACCTTTCAATAAACGTGGGTTACCACCCGCAGCGTAGCCACCTAAACTATAACCTGCGATACCACCTTTAGCCATACCTACAGTTGGTTGACCTGTTAGTGGGTTTGTATTTGGTTCGTAGCTTGCCATTGCCTGTTGTGCGCTAGTTGGCATCTGAGTTGGTGTTGCGTAGAAAGAACGTTGTTGCTGGCTTTGTGGGTACATATCACCACCCATGAAGTCTACGTTAGCTGGGGTGTTATCCATCTGACCACCTGAAGCTAAAGCCGCAATACCACCTTCTGCATAATGCGCTGATGGGTATGGACTAGGTAGTGGTGCAACATAACGAGTAAACTTATTAGGGTCATATCCAGCAAGGTTGCTTTTCTCTGGAACAATAACAGGTTGTTCAGGAATCTCAGGGTTCAACGCACCATAAGTCAAACCAGCTAAACCTGAATACATTGCTTGACCGCCAAGACCTTGATTAGCCCACCAGTCAGCTGCTCGATTAGGCAAAGTGCCAGGTGTTGTGTATTTACGAATATCAAATCCAGGCTTGTCGCCAAGTAAAGTTGTACTAGGTGTAGTAGAAGTACCTGCAGCATTGTTAATCGCGTTCTGCATAGGGTCGCCCATAATGCTTTGGGATGTGTCTACTGGAGCAACTTCTTCACCACTTGGAACACCGATACCTTGTGATTGACTAATGCCACCAAGATTATTGATATTCACACCTGAGTTAGTTAGTGTAGGATTTTGAACTGCGTTAGCAATTGCATCTTGTTGTAATGTTTCAGTGGCTGGCAATACTTGTGGATTAACTAAATCTGAAATACCTGCAGGAGTTTGTGTTGCTGTACCATAAGTAAATGCAGGGTTAACGCCATCTGCGCCAATACCTACTGTGTTAATTGCTGTTGGTGCCCCTGTTTCTGCACCTTGTAAGATTTGATTTGAAGGTCCTAAGATAGCACCTGTAATACCGCTCATTGCCCCACCAGTAAGACCGCCAAGTAAAGCAGACTCTAATGGGTCTTGTCCTGTAGCAATAGCTTTAGCGCCACCAAATGCGGCGCCGATAAGGGCAGCTTCACCAATCCCACCCCCAACGTTATAGCCTGGGTGCTTTAAAATACCTACGCCGAATTTACTGTTAAACATAATTTAAATCCTTGTTTATTTGAGCGAATAATACCATGTATTAAACTGTTGTACCACTAGCATTGACCCAGTGACTGCCACTCCACCAGATAGGAATGTTAAGCGTGGTATCAAAATATGTTTGTCCTATTTGCAAATATGCAGTGGGTCGGTTTGCAGTTACTCCGCTGTCAGGAATATTAGTGCCTTGAGCAAAGTTATCAATCTGTGCAAAGTACAGACGCATCGCGTTGTTTAACTGGTCTTGGTAGGACTGTGCATACTGCACTGGAGCAATGGGTAAGTTTGGTGCCTGTGTTGGTCTTAAAGACCTGATTTTTATGGTTGTCGCCATTATCTACGCCCGTCTGGTCTAATATCAATACGTGGGGAACCTAACTGCCATGCAACACCTAAGCCTGTTGACTCAATACGGAACGCCATTTGACGACCACGAAGTCTTGTATATACCTGACCTGTGAATTGCTGCACTGTATATTCAGGCGCTGTCGTATAGTTCTGTGCACTTTGAACTTGTGGGTTATCCGCACTACCATAAGGCGTACCTGAGTTCTCACGTGGTTTAACCGTCATTGTGACTGCGGGTGTATTTACTGTTGAACCATTAAAGTTTACATCAGGCAAGATACGCCATACAAACCCAAAATTGTGTCCATCCCCAATATCAAAATCAGACGATTGCACGTATGCATCAATAGGTTGAGGGCTTGCAGTTGATTGGTCATCACATCCGTTTTCATGGTATAAAAGCCTCCCGTTATAATCTGCTGCGACTGGATATTGAACTGAACCTGTTTGTGCCCAAGCAGTGCGAGCCATTGTGCCATAGTACCAAACGCGGTCAAGATAGTTATAGATTACATATTTATCTACTGTGGTGTTATCACTTGATTCACTTACATAGAACCACCACACTTCATTGAATGCTTCGTTAGCACCTGCGAATACTTGGTATGCTTGGTCTTGGTTAATATCATCAAAAATGTATTGACGTAATGCGCAAGGTAACACTTCAACACGACCTGAGTACATGTAGAAACGGTCTCGACCCATCCAGTAAGTTACGTTATTCACAGTAATCATTGCATTAGGTGACATGATAGAAATATTATCCATCAAAATCTGGAAGCCCCAAACATAAGGCGCACCTAAGTACTGCATAGAATAGATAGCAGAATCAGTCCATACTAAAATTTCTTGGCGAGTCGCACGTGCCCCCATGATGTATGAGCCGTTAGTTAAAGTATACTCACCTGACTGATTAGCTACGGTTGGTACCCATTGATATGGATTAGCTTGGTCAGACCAGCGCACTAACATAGGGTTAAATGTCGTTGCATCGTTATTAGGGCTATATGGGTTAGCACCAAAGGCAATTACAAACTCTTGAATCGCTGAAGTAATTACTTGATAAGTAGAGGTTGGAACAAAGCCACCTGCATAAGAGAACGAGTAGTTACCTGAGCTTGCACCTGTTGTCGTTGTTGTAATAGGCACAGTTGTTGAACCTGTTAAATAGCCTGATGCTACTTGCGTACCTGCGGGTAAGTTAGTCCCTGTAATCACCATATAAGGATAAATATAAGGTGCATTAGCTGAAGTAACAGTAATACTTGTTGCTGAACCAGAGAATGTAGACGCATCTGTAACCGCAGTTGCTGAGTTAGCCAATGTACTTAAATATTGCGCACGGGTACTTACACCACCTGAATCTGACCAATAAAATAATGGGCCACCACGAGGGGCAATGACTAAATCACTACCAAAGTTATCCGCTGACCAAAGTCTTAATTGCTGTGCGACACCAGATGAGTAACTAGAACCCCAAGTACCACGAGACCAAGGACCTGCACCCCAACCTGTACCGATTGAAAATGTATTTAGACCAGTAGGATATTCGTATTGTGCGCTGACTGACCCACCGCCTGTTGTAGATGATGTTGCAGCTGTAGCGACTGTAATTGTATAAGTAGTTGATGAAGGTACGGTAATAACTTTATAGTCACCCGCAATTGTTGTACCACCTACTGTATAAGTACCATTAAAGTTGACAAAGTCGCCAACGCTAGGGTTATAAGTAGCATCAGTTACCGTTACAGTTTTTGATGTATTGACTGTAGTGAATGGGTTAGTTAGTGTGCTTGTATGTACAATGGGGGTAATGTCATTGTAAACACCCCCGAAGTAAATATAGTATTTAGAACTTGTGCCTACACCTGTATAAACGTTACCAGCTCCAGCATCCGCATCAGACCAAATCCAAATAGAACGCGCTACGCCTTGATAAGTATTATTAGACACTTGCGTCCAACCACCAATCTTCTCAGGAAAGCCTGAACGAAAGCGAACTTTCTCGCAATCGTACCACCCGCCTTCATTAGAATAATCTGTACCTTCTCTATTAATACCAGGTCTAAATTGTAGCTTCTGTAATGGCATCTTTATATAACCTCATGCTTATTGGCTTTAGCTAAATTTTGTTTAGCTGGTATAACTTGTAAATTGTGTATTGTATGCAACCCGCTAACACGTTCATTTCGTAAAGGCACTATATGGTCGACATGCCAAGCAAACCCATGAAGTCTGGTCCGTGCTTCAGCCAATATATAAGCTTCTTTAATTAACCAGCGCTCATCTGCGTCTACCCATTTAGGAGTTCGTAATTTTATATATTTTTTACGTGCTGTAGTGTTAGCTATTACTTGGCCTGGATTATCTTTTTTCCATTTAGCAGCACGAACCCGAGCTTTTTCTTTTTGTTCTTCATTGGTCGACAATGCACGACGTGTACGTTGCTGCTCGTTTTCCCTAGCTTTATACTCTGGGTCTTTACGTTTTTTTGTGCGCCAAGCATTTTTATATGCGTTCTTATCTTGCATTATTTATATTCCGATGTGCCTGAAGCATTAATAGTTAACTTTTGTCTACGTGGTACCATGCCAGCCATAGCAAATCCAATATGGCACCAACTATTAAACTCCCAGATAATTTGGTCATACCGAATATCACTATTAATAATTGCTTCAACGATATCTCTAGGCGTACCAAAAGCAGGGCATACAATATCTGCAGCTAGTCCTTTTACATGATAGCTTGTTGGTTTACTTCCTACGATAGCATTAACTGCAGGTGCACGATACGCAGAATTAACATGGATAGGATGACCTAATAACAATCTTACTTTCTCCAATTGCTCAGCTAATACTTTTAAATTAGCCAATACTACTGGGTCAGTAGGAATGTTATTAAGATTGTGCCTAGCTGCAACTTCTGAAGCGGTAAGTTCTTCTAAGCTAAAATGCTCAGAGATTTGCATTATGCAGCTTTAGCTGGGTTGCCTAGTTTTGTATTTGCTGCAGCAACTGCTGTTTCGATACCTAGGTTTAAAGCCCAACCTGCTGTACCTTTAACTGCTGAACCTAAGTCACCTTCTGCTGCTTGCAATGAAGCTTTAACTGCAGCTTGTTTTTCTGCACCTGATTTATCAGTTCCCAGTTCGATTTGGACTAGGCGTTCTATTTCTGCGAATACTCCAGAACCAATGATTGCTTGGACTAGGTGGGCTAGAGCTGACATTAAAAAAGAGTTAATCATATTATTTCCTTTATTGTTTACATGTTACTTTAAAAAATATACCGTCTATACTACTTAACCAGCCATTAGGTCCCTGAGAAGCCTGGGAAGTTCGGGTTTCCTTGGTCATTAGCTCCGCTGACGGGTGACAATCCAACTTTGTCGGAACTAACGACTGTGGCTGTTGGGTTAAGGAACAAGCCTGCAATAGCAACAATAGCACCACCAATAGTAAGTAGTTGGTCATCACTAATAGGAAGGGAATAGCCAAAGGTTTTAGCAAGCGCAACAAGCGCCCCCAAAAGACCAGCAACAACAGAAGCCGTAACTTGCCCATTTTTCCAAGCTGTAGGATTTGCAACTACATTTCCTTTTCTATAAACCTGTAATGCTGCTAAAATTTTATTCATATAATACTCCTTTAAACTTTAACCCAATTTTCAGTTGGTATTGTAGGCCATATAATATTACCATCTACAGGATACACTGCATATTGACGCACTGCATTTCTATATGCAATAAATTCAGTTTGGTTAGCCAAATATGGATTGCTCATGGCAGGATTTCCTACGTCAGCAGTGCCAGCCCAGTCAGTTTGACTTAATAAATAAGATGCAGTTGATTTATTTTGTTCAGCAGTTGAAACATAAACAGGAGGATAATATCCTGTAATATTCTCCCATCCATTAGTGATAGCAGTATTAATTAAATCTTGTTGATTTAAAGGGTCGTAGCCATAAACTTCGCCCATCGGTGACTTAAAATATTCCATAATTTATCCTTAGCGTAATTCTGACCAACCCTGCCATGTAGCAGAACTTGAAAGTGAATATGTAGAGCCGTTAGGGACAATCCAGCTCATTCCTAAAGCTACCGCACTATTTCCAGATGAAGTACTACCCAAAGCTACTCCATTAACATAAGCAGTTAAACTATAACCATTGCTAGAGCTTACTAAAACGTAAATAGGTTTTCCTGTTGAATTAGTATATGTTGTATTAAAAGCTCTAGTAGTGCTATTAAATACAGTCCATGTTTGATTTACACCAATACCAGCATTTAAATTGTTAGCTGTTCCTGAAGCGTTTGTAGCAACAAGATTGCTTGGAGTTCCTAAATCAGGAGTTGTTAATGCAGGACTGTTAGAAAGTACAGCATTTCCAGAACCTGTAGAAGTTGTTACACCTGTACCGCCCGAAGCAACAGGAAGTGCTGTTCCTAACCCACTAATGCTACCACCAGTAATATTAACATTATTGGCATTTTGAGTAGACATTGTTCCTAATGAACCTGTGGCGTTTGTCACTGCAGTTGTTACATAAGCTGTTGTTGCAATCTTAGTTGAGTTATCACTTGAAGATTGTGTTGTGCCTGTAACGGTTGAAGCTAGTGTCCCTGCAATGGTTCCTGAGAATGTTGCATTTCCTGTTACTGACAGTGTACCGCCAATTGTTTCATTACCTGCTACTGTATTGTTACCTGGAATATTAAAGTTACCTGCAACACCTGATACACCTGAATAGAAGTTAGTACCATCACAATAAACGAGTACCGAAGCACCATTAGGTACAGTCACTAAAGTACCTGTTGCACCACCCACAGTAATAGCATATCCGCCTGAAGTATTGTTGTTGACCATATATACTTTAGGAACTAGTGGGGCAATTATTTGACGAATCGCTGAGTTTGAACCGCCAACAACAAGCACCATGTTACGAGACTCATCTGATACGCCGTTAAGCACTGATAAAGTATAGTTAGCATTTGACATGGTGATGGCTTGAACGCCAGCCACTGCCTGCTCGATAAGGTTCCAGTTAGTATTAGTAGTTGTACCCCAAACACCTGATTGTTCGCCATTACTAATTAGCTGTAGTTGTAGACTTGTACTATAGGTCGAAGCCATAATTTATCCTTGTGAATCATCTATATTCGTCCATGAGGACGATTGGGTATTGTTTATATTATCCCAGTTTGTGGAAGTATTGTCATTAATCTTTGTCCAAGTATTTGATTGAGCATTATTAATAGCATTCCAGTTTGAGCTTTGGTTATCATTTATTTTAGCCCATGTAGCAGTTTGCGTGTCGTCAATCTTAAACCAACCACGTGGGAACTGTTGGTCTAGTAAAGTGAATGATTCAATAATAGCTGCTTTAAACTGTGCTGTTACTTGGTTTCGGTCTGCTAAATTAATGTTTTCTGAAATGCTCGATATAAAAGCGGCAGTAATTGTTGCAGAATCAGCTGCATTGAAGTTCTCAGTAATCGAAAAGAAATACACTGAGATGATGGTTTCAATGTCAGCTAATGTAATGTTTTCTGTAATACTAGAATTAAAGTTTGCAATTATACTAATTGCGTCAAGTAAAGTAATATTTTCAACAATACTTGATTGAAATTGAGCCGTTATTGCTAATATATCTGCTGAAGTAATTGATTCTGTAGTACTTGATTGGAACTGAGCAGCAATAGCTACTACATCAGCCATCGTAAAGTTTTCCGTAATATTTTCAAGTGCTGCAAAATATGGTACTAAAACATCTTGTATATTACTATTTTCAGTTACGCTTTGTGCAAAACCTGCTGTGATTGACTCTGTATCGCCCAATGTAAATGGTTCAGTAATGCTTTCTAGAAATGTACTTAGCTGTGTACTTGAATCTCCTAGTCCAAAATTTTCATTTATACTAAAAATTAAAATAGACCCTGCTTCAGAGTTATTATCAGTTACCCCAAAGTTTTCAGTAATTGTCTGTCCAAATGTCCATGATTGAGTATTTGCATTAGCTACGCCAATATTTTCACTTATTGATAAAGTATATAATACTCCAGGATTACCTCCAGCAAATGATGTTTGCGCAAATGCGCTAAAACCAAACATTAATTTATAACCTCAACCCAAGAAGTAGTAGATTCATCCCATCTATAATTTTTACCATCCGTAGGCATTGGGGTTGGAGCTTGCCATAGCCATGTATCATGATTTAATACCCATGATGGAAATGGGCTTTGTGAATAAAATACATCATATTCAGAATCATAAATCATGCCAATACCAGCATAATTACCGCGCAATGCAATACCGCCATCAGGTATATTAGAATCAGGAGCATAATGCACATTACCTCTTGTATTGTATGAGGTTTGTAACCATGTACCTGGTGATGAATCTACAAATGTTTCAAAGTAACTTTCATCTGCTGAAATTACTTGTATTACTTCACCATTTAAAACTTTTGCGTAATATCCCATTATTAATCCCTAAGCAACATAAGTTCCACTAGCTGTGAATTTAATGATTGTATTTGAACCTGAAGTTGTCACCGTTGGGGAACCTGTTACTGTACCTGTATAGTATGTCGTAGGAACAGAAATAATTACTACACCTGAACCACCTGCACCGCCTGTAGATGAAGAAGCGTTATTTGAGCCTCCGCCACCGCCACCTCCAGTATTTGCACTTCCTGCCGTGCCTGGGTTTCCTACTACACCGCCTGTGTTACCAGTTGAAGCAGTAGAACCAGTTGAGCCACCACCAGCATAGTAAATAGCTGTACCTGTAATTGAGTTTTGTGTAGCTGCACCGCCAGTACCACCAGCAGCACCACTTTGACCAACAGCAGCAGAACCACCACCAGCACCACCATAGTAGGGAGCTGCACCGTTTGACATACCAGTGCCACCAGCATTGCCTTGTCCAGCAGTACCTGAACCACCACCTTGACCAGGATAACCACCACCGCCACCTGACCCACCAGCACCACCAGCAGTGCTATATCCGCCTCCTCTACCACCACCTGAAGCAGTTGTAGCAACGCCTGTTAATGTAGAATTATTACCTACTGTTCCACTTGTTGCTCCACCGCCAGCACCACCTCCGCCAACTGTCGCAGTGTATGTAGAACCAACTGTGAGTGTTTGTGTTCCTGTTAAATATCCACCAGCACCGCCAGCACCTCCAGCACCTGAACCTGAAGGAGTACCACCGCCACCACCACCGCCAGCAACAACTAAATATGTCGATGAGTATGATGTGTTTAATGTAGTAATTGAGTTAGATGCAGCACTTGATGCACTATTACCAACTGCGTTAGTAGCATAGACAGTAAATGTGTACGTTGTATTAGCGGTTAAACCACTGACTGTAATAGTACCTGAGCCAGAAGTGGATAAAGTTCCAGTAATACCGCCAGGACTTGATACAGCTGTATATGAGGTAATTGGAGTTCCACCGTTGAAGGATGGAGCAGTATATGAAATTGTTGCTTTTGTTTGACCTGGGGAGCCAAGAGCAGCAGTGCCAATAGTCGGAGCATTAGGCACCGTCCAAGTTGTTACAGAGTTAGATGCGGCACTAGATGACCCATTACCTATAGCGTTAGTAGCATAAACTGTAAATGTATATGCTGTATTAGGTGTTAATCCTGAAACTGTTATACTACCTGAACCCGATGTAGATACTGTTCCTGTTAATCCACCAGGGCTTGATACCGCCGTATAAGATGTAATTGGAGTTCCACCGTTATTAGTTGGTGCAGTATAAGCAACGGATACAGAAGTAGAGCCTGTAACAGTGGCAGTTCCAATAGTAGGTGCACCAGGGACTGATAACGTAGTAATTGCATTGGAAGCAGCACTTGCCGCACTATTACCAGCTTGGTTAGTTGCATACACTGTAAATGTATATGTAGTGCCAGTAGTCAACCCTGAAACTGTAATTGTGCCTGAACCTGACTGAGAAACGGTACCTGTTGCACCGCCTGGGCTTGCTACCGCTGTATAGCTAGTAATCGTATTCCCTGGGCCTCCAGTATTAGATGGGGCTGTATATGTCACAGTAGCTGATGTAGCTCCTGTGGTTGTGGCTGTGCCTATAGTAGGCGCATTAGGGACTGTAAACCATGCAACAACTTCCCATACTCCGCCATAGTAAGACTCAATTGCACCAATGTCTGAATTTACACGGGTCATACCACTGTTTGGAGTTCCTGGACGCTGAGTCGATGTTCCAACTGGAAGACTAAAGTATCCAGTACTTGTATTTGATTGGTCTGAAACAAGCGCTGGAGTAATCAATGTCCATGCAGTTGTTGACCCGTTTGTTTGCAAGAAGTAATTTGTTTTGCTAGTTTGAGATGGCAACAATGCATTTAATGCTGCATTTGCTGTCGTTTGGCCCGTACCCCCAGCTGCAATAGGTAATGTGCCTGCAGTTAAAGCGTTAGCAGATGTTGAGTATAATGCATTATTAGCTGCGCCAAATGTTGTTAATCCTGTACCACCATAGTTATAGGCAATTGGATTACCGTTCCAAGTACCATTAGTAAGCGTTGCCGTACCAAAGTTAGCAGTTGTTGTACTAAAGTCATATGAAGATGGGATATAGCTATAAGCAACCCATGTACCTGCGGTAGTCCCATTAGCAGTTAATACTAAAATAGAAGTACCACCAGTAACAGTTGTATCTATCGTAGTAGAAGCACTGTCTTTAATAGTTACATTGCCAGTTGAGTTATTAGCAATAGTAAATGCTAACCCCTTATAGAGCGTTGTTGCATTTGGTAGTTGGATAGTTTGTGTTGTTGTACCTACTACTTGTTGCCAGCCTGAGGATGCGTTTGTTAATACTGTAGTACCAGCAGCTGCAGTGATTGTATTAAAGCCTAGATATACGTTATTTGCATATAAAGTACCAAGACCTGGGTCTGGATTACCACCTAGTGAAACACCGCCAGATGCATATAACGTCATTGAATCTGTTGTGGCTGTAGACGCGTTTTGAATAAAATGGATGTTATTATTATTCCAAGTAACAATACCTAAGTCCGCCATATTAGATTCAATATAGTTTACGTTAGGTTGGTTTACTGAGTTATTTGGGTATCCAGCCGCAGAATAGCTATAAGTTGAGCTGTTTGTGCCAAGCTCTAAAAAGTACCCTGTATTATAGTTATTTGCGCCTACTTGAATAGAACTATAGGCTGTATTACTTGAACTTGTATTTTGAACAGTAACAGTATTAACAACAGGTTCAGCAGAAGCAAAAGTAGCAAGTTGACCTAATTGAGCAAAGTTATATGTCCCATCACCTACGTTTAAAGTACCAACAGTAGTAGATGTGTTAGGTACATTGGTAAGGATATTAACTGAACCATTTGCATCTATATTGACAGATTTTTCAGATGGGTATGTACAAAATACATTAGAAGCCCCAACAAGTGTAATTGGAGCTGTATTACCGTTAGAATTAGATAATATGGTAGTTCTAGTAAGAGTAGGCCCAGTTGTCGAATAGGTACCAATCCCAACTTCCCATGATGAACCATTAACAATACAATAAAAAGTACTATTACCATTACCAATAACCGCAAATGTTTGAAACCCTGATACGGCACCGCCTAATGTAATGGTGCCTGTACCAGTAGTAGCTGTCGTCTCTTGAACGCGGTCTTGTAACACTAGAGCCATTTAGGACTCCTTAGCTTGTTGCAGTTGTAGAGTATGTAACGCTTACTGTATCACCAGCTGTTGTAATTTTGGCTGTTGCAAATGCGCCTGCACTGTATAAAGTACCGCTTGTATTGTTTTGAGTACTTGAAGCACCTGAACCTGTAGTTAAGAAACAACCACCAACTGTACCACCTGCACCTGTAATAGTGTAAGTAATAGCTGTAGCTGTAGATGTTGTTACGTTAGTAGGTGTTGTACCTGTTGAGCTTGATGCACCAAATACTGCTGTGCCACGTACTGCTGAACCACCAACTGTGTAGTTAACAAACTCTGTCCAACCTGAGTGTGATGTCATTGTATCAGATGCAGCGAATGTTGGGCTTGCACCTGAAATCAAACCTAAGAATGGACCTGTAGTTGTATAAGTACCTGATGTACGTAATAGCGTATCAAGCAATAATTGTTTGCCTACAGCATTTACTAAGTTAGGAAATGAATCTTCCCATTTTAAGTTACCAGCTGCATCACGGCATTCAACGTGATATACACCCTCAATACCAACTGTTTCATTATCAGCTACATTTGTAGCCATTGTAGCTACAGCATTATCACCGAAGCCTTGTAGTTCTTTAATCATGTTGTTACTCCTATGAAATGCGAATTACAGCGTTCGATGCGTCGGCTGTAGGAAAAGTTACTGTAAATGTATTTGTTGCAGTTTTATCTGACCCAAAATTTAGTACCGCAACCGCGGCTCCAGTAGTGCTATTATATATTAATGCACCCCTAGTAGTGAAACTTGCTGGATTCCAGGTTACGTTATTAAATGATACATAAGCAGTTGAACCGCTGTAGGCTGGTGGAATAATTACCAAAGTCCTACCCCCTGCTGTATACCCTGTACCTGTAACCTCATTAACTGAAGTATATGCAGTTGTTGTAGCATCTAAATTAGCATTAGCATTATATAAAGCAATCTTATATACGTATGGGGTTGTTAAAGAGAAGTTCTCTAATCCATTCAATAAGTTATCTTTAAATATAGTGCACTGGGTTTGAACAATAGCCATTATAGACCTTTATATTCCAAGCTAGTCTGCCCCTTGCGGTAAGCATCATTACGTTCAAGACCATCACCAAGACGTTTAACTTGCATCAATGCTTCTTGATATTTTTGCTCGTAGTACTGAACCATATCTTGCTCCCCCTTCATGAAGATGAGAGCCTCACGCATAGCGCCATAGAATAATACTGGGTCGTAGTTATCACCTAACCATGAGGTACCTTTGGTGTTAGATATAGCCGTTACAGCAATAGAAAAGCCTGAACCTGAATTACCAATAGTCGTAGTAGATGCAGATAACACATCACCAACTACATAAAAATTACCACCAAACTTCAAGGTTACTGAAGTAACTGCACCGCCAACAATCACGATGTCAGCAGAAGCGCCTGAACCTGAACCACCTGTCAATGGAATATTTTGGTATACGCCATTGGTATATAGTGAGCCACCACTGAATGAAGCGGTATTAAGCGTAGTAATTTGACCTTGCACAATGGTAGGTGGGTAGTAATAGTAATGCATCTCTACACCATAGCTAGCATCAGGTGTTGGCCCTAAGATTAAAGACATCTCATTGATGTCAGTGTACTGAGACCCAAAAAGCGCATAGTACTTAGGCAAGCCTGTAGATGTAGGGTTTGGATATGCTTCGCGCATATAGTTCACATCTTTGTTTAGTAGGTAGTTATAGTTACCTGAAGCATCAATCACAGCAATAGAATAATTCGATAACCAATCACTTGGTAAAGATACATATTGATTAGTCGCTGTTAGTGTACCTGTTACGTTCTTACGTAATGCTGGAATTTGAACAGAGTTATATATGCGGTCTTCAGCTTCCTGAATAAAAACAGGAATAGAGGCAACAAATAGTGACTCTGTGTTTTCAGCATAAGCTTGAATGTTGTTATACAGTTGCTCGTAATTCATCTAGTTACATAACCTCAAATTTATTTCGTTTTAATCTAGCTATTTCTGGGTCTTTATATGGCATTAGGCTAAAGGCCCACGTGCTTTAGTACCTTTAGTAGCTGCGCCATTTCCGCGAGTAACAACACCTTCTGATTTAACTCTTTCAACTCTATTGCCAATACTTACGCGACGTGCAGGCATGCCGCCTGGAGTAGATTCATTAGCCGCCATAGAGTTAGGGTCAGTAGCCCATTGGATATCTTCATTACCGATAACCATAGGTTGTTTATAGACATTAATATCATTGCCACCACCTGCTGGATATTTAAAGCCTGTGTATGCGCTAGCGTCTTTATTTTCTTTAGCATTACCTAATGGATAAGCTTCTGCTGGTGTTGCTTTTACAAAATCATTTTTAGCCATGATGTTATCCTTGGTTTTTAGCACGTGCCAAATTACGACCAACTGATTTCATTGAATCAGTAGTAACGCCTTTTGAGCCTTTGCCTGATTGAATGCCGACTTTTTTACCGTCGTCACCTAGATTTGTACCTTTTGTTTTACCTGACTTAGTGATGCCGTCAGCTGCTGTTCTATAACCCATTTTAAAACTCCTTTAAGTTGTTGTGATTGTAACACTTCCTACTAAACCTTGCGATATTAATGCACTAGGTGTAAGAACGGAGTCAAACTGTCTGGCTCCACCCACAGGTGCCCAACCCCATTCAAATTGTCGACTACCGTCTGAGATAAAGCCATCAGCACCCAAACCTGAAGTATAGTAACTAGTATCAGGGCGTGGGTCTCTAATCGCTTGCGGGTCATTCACTGGGTACATACCCAAATGAAGTTGCGGTTGGTCAGGGTCCCAGCACTCAGGACAAACTAGTATGTTCACTTGTTTCGTCTTGATAATAAGCTTCTTTAATTCCTTTAGCTTATATCGTTCACCGCATCTATCGCATTCGGCAATTGCGTTCTTACCACTAGCATACTTGGTAGGCATTACTTACCTCGTGTAGCTCATGTTGCGTGGTACAAATCGAATCGGTGCTTTCTCTCTATCTTCATCAGCAGCTAGTTGGAACTGTTGTTCGTAGTCTGCTTTTAAACCCATGATGCGGTCAGATGCTACACCTTCTAACTTAACTGACAAGTAGTATGCTAAACCAGCAACCATTGCTGGGATAAAGCGGAATGGGATGTCTTCTGTATTAACACCATCACCTGCATTGTTTAGACGACGTAAGCGCCAGTAAATCAATGTGTATTGTGTGCCTGAAACACCTGTAGGCCAGATGTTTACGTTAGGAAGTCTTGTAACAGTAACGCTATCACCAGATGAATGTGCTGCTGCAGTTGTATTATTAACGCCACGATAGCAGTTTAGTAACTGATTGCCACTCACGTTTTGATATAGGATAGTCTCTGAACCAATGTTGATATAGCCTTGAGTAGCTAGGTTAGCTGCGCTTGTCACATTGATTGTTGTATCAGTTGAGGCTATACCTGCTGATAATGTCGTTGTAGCTGACATATTTATATTGCCTGATTGGCGGTCAACCCACACTTGAATCGGACGGCCTGTAGCATTCTTATTAGGAATGGTTGAGTAGGTAGACTCAGAGATGCGGTTGATGTTGATGTCAGTTTGGTTTTGACCAGTACCCGTACGGATAACCGTGTCGAGTAAATCAATAGTATCAATCGGTAGCGGGTAACTAATCTGACTGGCATTGATGTTGATTGGGATTTGACCTTGCTCGATAGTCCACAAGTTAATACCGCGATTAGCCCACTCAATCGTCATGATGTTCAATGAACGACGTGCTGTACGGAAGTCATAACCTGTACGAAGTTCTTTACCACAACGTTCAAAAGCCTCTTCAATGAGGTCATTTAAATCTAAATTAAATGTTGATACACCAGTAGTTGTCATGTAGTTACCAAATAAAAATAATTTGAATCAAACCTAAGTTAATGATGAGATAGTCATCGCCTTCTAGTTCTTCATATTCAACCCCAAACATTACCCCTTTAATTAAGTTAATGCTATGGAGTTCAATCATTATTTTAGTCCTTTTAAAGTTTCAGCCAATCGTACTCGTTTACCTAACTTGCCTGGTGCTTTCGCTGCTTTAGCTAATTTCTTAGCAGGGATTTTTTCGCCTTCTTTTACACCAAGTTCTGCACGTAGTGCGCCTGGCTTACGGATAGCATCGCCAATCCAATTAACCTTACCGCCTTTTTTATATTGGGTAAAGTCCGTATTATCTCGACGAGATTTCTTTTCACCCTTCGGCATCTTTGAAGGATTAATATCACCCATGCCACGAGACGCGCGCATTATACAAATCTTCCTCTTGTTTTACCACGGATAGCACAGCCATCTGCACGGGCTGAAGCTGAACCACCTTTAGCCATTTTCTTAACTTTACCACCGCGTTTCATACCTTCGCTAGCATCATAGCCACCAGCATTTACTTGACCCATATTAGCGCCTGTTTCACCTGATGCAGAACCCATGTCACCAGAAAGACCGTCAGCAGACCAGTAGTCGCCACTTGTATCTTTAAGTTTTTTAACTGTAGCTTTAGCCTTAGGTTTAGCTTTAGGTTTTTCTTTCTCTACAGCTTTAGCATCGCGACCCATATTAGGGCCTACTTTTTCATCGCTGAAATCCTGACGTGCCATTACTTTAGCTTGGTCTGCTTCTTTACCTTTGTACGGTTCGTATGATTTAGATACCGCTTTGTTCCATTCATTAGCCATGATTAAACAATCCTTCCACGAGTTTTGCCACGTTGAGCGCAACCATCTGCACGAGCTGAAGCAGAACCACCTTTACTATACCCAACTGGTTTAATTACTTTATTAATTTTTGCTTGAGCACTATCAGGATTCTTAGTATCTTGTGCTTTCATCTCAGCAGCAGCCTTAGCGTTTTGCTCAGGTGTACCAATAAAAAACTCTTTAACCTTTGTTAGCGCACTTTTATCTTTGTCGTCAGCCATTATACGAAGGTTCCTCTAGTTTTACCGCGTTGAGCAATACCATCAGCACGAGCTGAAGCAGAACCACCTTTAGCAAGTTTGAGTGTGGTTTTCTTGCCACCATGCAGTTGGTCATCGTGTTGTTTGATTGCTGATTTAATCATGGCTTTATCTTGAGCCATGTCCATTTTTGTATCTTCTTTAGCCATACCGCCTTCTTTCATTTTTTTACATCCACATGATTTACTCATTAGCATTTCCACCTTTTTAATGATGCTGCCTTGCGTGTTGGTTTGCCGTTCTCATCTTTCATAGGGCCTGGCATACCTGACATACGTGCGCAGAATGATTTTTTACGTGGACCGCCTTCTGGTTGAGGGGCTTTTAGATGACTGCCTGTCTCGCGATTGTATTTTTCACGCCCTTTGGCAGTTAACCCAGCACCTTTTTCGGTAGATAGCTTTTCACCACGACCAACGGCAAGTGATACACCGCCTTTTTTAAACTTTTTACCTTTATCAGCGGCAGCAAAGTCTTTACCTACAGACTGTTTGATACCAACCTTTTTAGCAAATTTAGGGCTATTAGCCACTGCTTCCATCAAGTTGTGTTGTTTTTTAGATACGCTTGGCATAATTATTTACTCGCATGTTCTATAAACCAAGCTACTAAACCGCCAACAATACTAGCGGCGCTACCAACGGCAAGAAGCATTCTCCAACCGCCGTGAGCGGCAGACAATGTGTCATTAATTTTAGCAAGAGTGTCTTTAATCTCCTGCATGTCTTTAACCATCTTGTCCATATCAGCTTGTAAGTGTTTGATTTCGTTTGCATGGGTAGCTAACTCTCTGGCGGTTTCTAATTCAGCAGGAACACTCATATCTCACCTAACCGTAACAAATAGTAACTGAAGTAATATTAGAAGCAGCTACATAGATGCCATTATTAACTAAGATACCTTCACCTGGAATAATAACTTGGAATGGTTGTACACCTGAGCTTGTTTTAGTTTGCCAAATGATAGGACCTGTATTATCGGTACCATCATAGAAAGTAACTGTACCAGCTGTACCATTACCGATAAAAACAGCTTGTTTAAAACGAGCTCTTCCTGAAGTTAACTGAGCTGGGAATGTACCCGCATAGGCGCTCTTTACATCATATTGCATAGTCATAATTAATCTCCTTAGATTTTAAAGTGGGGATCGAAGTCCCCTAGATTAATTAAACTTGGCTAGGGTTAGCTGAACCGTCAGAACCACGTACGATGTATGTAGCTGAGATAACACCTGAACCAGCAGTTACAGTACCGAATGTGTAAGTAATGATAGCATCAGATGAACCTACGTTTGTTACCAATGTTGGGTTTGATGTACCGATTGCTAATGATTGTTTACCTGTGCTACCAGTAGAAATAGTAATTGCTGAAGTGATAGCTGAACCATTTACGTAAACTGTGATTGTGCCTGTACCACCTGAAGTGAAAGCTACGTTTTGGAATAAATCAACAGCAAGGATTGAAGCACCTGCTGGAAGAACAAACGCTGCGGTAGCTGTGCCGTCTGTATATGTTACTGGAGCTTGTTGAGCAACGATAGTTGCACCCATATTGCGGATTGTACCTGCAGTAGTTCCTGTGGTATTCTTAACTGTGCCCAATAACCAAGGGCCTAAATGTGAAGCGAAAGCCATAATAATTTCCTTTATGCAAAAGTCTTCTTACCATCTTTGCATCGTCTGCTGGGGCAGTTGGTAAGAATATGTTTCCCAGATAGTTGATTTATACTTGAATTTTTAAATATACGCAAGTGGTTTTGGAGAGTGTATGCCGTATAAAGACCCAGAACGTAGACGTGCCAAAGCAAGAGAGCTGTATAAGGCTAACCCCGCGCCAAGCATAGCCAGAGCAGCAAAGACAAAACGCAGGGCGCGAGCGGAGTTCGCTGAATTTAAAGCCCGACTTTCCTGTGTTCAATGTGGCGAAAACCACCCAGCAACTTTAGATTTCCACCATCACACCCCCCACCCCGACAATATCAAGATTAATGAGTTAGTTCGTTCAGGCAGATTAGGTTTTGCTATGGAAGAAATTATGAATAAGTGTATTGTCCTCTGCAGCAACTGCCACCGAAAACATCACTACGAAGAAAATAAAGCTAAAAAAGATGGTGCCCAGTGAGAGAATCGAACTCCCGATATCCTCATTACAAGTGAGGCGCATTACCACTCTGCTAACTGGGCAAAAGAACCCCCAAGCAGAATTAACCGATGGGGGCCGTGTTCACGTTCGGCTAGGTACCCCCAGCCCGTATGAATTATAACTTATTTATTCATTACGTACATAGTCACTTCAAAGCCAAAACGCATTTCAGTAGCAGCTGGTTTAGTCCACATGATGTATCTCCTAATAGTCATTAAAATATCCATTACCTCGGATAAGCTTCACTATAGACACTTTTATAGCTACTACAATACGTAAAATCATGAATTACTGAGCGGTAATAAACAACAAAAAAGCCCACCGAAGTGGGCTTTTTATTACCGAGCGGGATTAAGCGCCTGGAGAACCGTACATACCTAGTGGGTCTGAGTAACCAAAGCTGTAACGTTCACGAGCTTTGTAACGTACGTTACCAGTGTCGAAATCACCATCCATAGAATTTTGCAATGGTGTACGAACAAAGTGTTTCATACCGTTTGGTACATCTGTAGTCAAGAACCAAGCGTTGTTGTCGGTCAAGAAGTGGTTAATTGTGTAACCTTCTGGAATTGAACCATTGTTTTCAATCGCATTGATATCATTGTCTGTAGTACCTACACGAAGCTTAGTTTCCAACAAACGTGTTGCAACGAATTGCAATGCTGGTGGAACGATAAGTTTCTTAGGTTTAGCTGCAATCAATAGACCACGTTCATCAGTCCAAGCTGCGATTTGAATAACTGCATTTTCCAATGAAGTTTCGTTCAAGTCAGCTGCAACTGTTGGTGTGTTGCTATTAGTGCCACCGTTAACAAGAGTGTGTGATGTAGAGAACAATGATACACCGTCGCCACCAACATAAGCGCCGTTGAAACCGTTATTCAATACAGCAGCAGCTTTAACTTGTTTAGTGTAAGCCATAGCGCGAGCCAATGCTTTAGTATAACGAGCAGACAATGAGTCATACAAGTTATCTTCAACAGCTTCTTCAGTTAGAGCGAAGCCATAAGCAATTGTTTCGTGGTTGTATCGAGCTGTCCAAGCTTCTTGAGCATTGTCATAAGCGATGGCTTGGCCTTCGTTTTTAACTGGAGCTGCTGAGAAGCCAGACAATTTTGTTTCTTCTTCGAAAGAACGTTCTGAAGTTTCTGTTTCATAGATTTCAGTATGTTCTTCACCATATCGTGCATACTCCAAACCGAACAAAGCGTTCAAGCCTGGGAGTAACTCTTTCAATAGTTGTGCGCGTGAAATAGCCATATTATATTACTCCTTAAGCTACGTTATAACGATGAACGCCAAAGTTCGTTTTCACCAAAGCTTCTGGTGTTTGAACTAAAGCAACGGTACCTGAAACTGTAGCTGTTGAAGCTGTTACAGTTAAAGTTGTACTACCTGTTGTAGTAACAGTTGATGCAGCTGTCAAGCTAGAGCCTGTAAATTGCAATTGACCGTTAATTACGTTGTACACATCTGTACCGATTGGAAGTACTGTACCTACTGGTAAACCAGAAACAACTAATGAAGTTGTACCTGTACCTGAAACGTATGTACCACCTGTTGATACTTGTGTATCTGGAACTAATTGCAATACACGGAAGCCAGCAGTAGTAGCCGCTGGAGCAGTAGCTGCAACAACACCCATTGATGAATCACCGTTATTTACTGAACCAACTTGTGTACCACCAACTACGTTACCACCAACCAACAATTGTGAGAATGAAGCAACAGCTGTAGAAGAAGCTGAAGCAGTAGCTACAACTTTCAATACGACATCTGGGTCATCAACAATGATAGCTGTAATATCACCAGCAGTAACACTGCCTGGATAGTACTGTGAGTACAAACGTTGTTTTGTTGTTGGGTTTGTGTAATAACAACCAGCAAAATAACCAACTACTTTATTAGTTGAGTTAACTGGGGCTGTTGCAAGTGTTGCAAAACCTGATGTAATAACAACAGGGTCGCCATTGTAAATAGCATTAGTGTCGCCGTATGCGATAGGTAGGTTACGTGTTGAACCTGCGTATACTTGACCGCCAATAAGATTTACAGGCTTGAACCCGTAAGGGGCTGAAACGGTAGGATAAGCCATAAAATACTCCTAGATTAAAATTAATTGCCTTTGCCAAATGATGTTGTAGACTTACGCTCAGAGAACATAGGCATACGGGCATCGCTTTGACGCATTATGTTATTATCTACAGACTCTGTTTGAGATTTTGACAAGTTGTCGAAATGTGCATTTCGTTGCTCAACAAACTCTTTAGGAGTCTTACATAGTAATAAACCGCCGATTTCGATATTGTCTTTATAACGACTATCTGGGTCGACCAATATTGCCAACTGTGGTTGTTCTTCAACCTTTACTGCTTCCCAACCTTCTCTGAGTTTGGCAGATAAGTTACGTGGGTCCGCAGCGTTTAGTGTTGATACGCGAATCCAGCGGTAAGCATAACCTTCTTGCTTGTCTGGTTCAGGTAACAACTCAGGTTGTTGCCACTGTTTAGGACGTTCAGTTACTGCACGAGTATCTATATTGCGAGTGATTCTTGTATCGGTCATTTTAAGCCTCCAGTTTCTTCATTGCGATAGCATATTGCTCATTAGTTAATCCTAGTTTTTTAGCTAGGGCGACTTGCCTTTGTGTCAGCTTAATTTTGTTTGAAGCTGTACTACGCGTGGCTGGAGCAACAACAGTACTCAGTTTTGTAGGAGCACTTTCACTTTTACTTTTTGAATCCTCTGGTTCGGAATCCTCAAAATACTCTGAAAATCTCTTCCGCATTGTTTTGTCCAACGTAGAATAGTAATCATCAGAACCAACAACAACACCATTACGTTTAAGTTTTTCATGTAAACCTAACGCTGCTGCGGTCATCTCTTCATCTGCGCCAAACCAATCATTTTTGTCACGCCATGCTTGTGCTCGTGCATCTGGTACAGCTACCGCGGGTTGTTGATACTGTTCTTGCTGACTTTTTACATTAAAGTCATCGTCTTGTAAAGGGGGTAGCTTAAAGCTCTTAGCTTGAGCAATCTTAATACTTGCTTCTTGCATCGCTTGTTGCGCTTCGACCAGGCGGTCACTGTCCCCATTATCATACGCATCTTTGTAAGCGCGCTTCGCCATTTCAAGCTCTAGATTAGCTGTTGCTTGGATTGACGACACGTACTCTTTCTCGCCAGTAGCGAGGGTACTCTTTAACCGTTTGTTTTCTTCTACAACACGGCGAGCAAGTTCAACTGCTTCTTGCTGCTCCCTGTATGCGGACTCCTTAGCGCGACGCTCGTCGTGCCAGACCTTACGCATTTGTTTAAGTTTTTCTTTTGTTGCCGCATCGTATTTAGATAAGTCGTCATGCTCTAACTCATCAACGATAGCTTTTGGCATTGGTTCCCGATTGCGGTCTTCTTCAGGTGTGTCATCTTCGATTTCAAATTCAATCTCAGGTGCTGACGCTTTCACCTTTTCATCTTGCTCATCAGGAAACGTATATTCTTCTTTCTCAAATTCAGGCATCTTGTCCTCCTTATTTGCGAATAATACCGCGTGGCTCATCAACAGTAGCCTCAACAGTATCATCATTGATTAAACGGAACTCACGACCGTGAATTACCAACCTACTCCCAGAATGCGGACGCACTAAAACAAAATCGCCCTCTTTGCACCAAGGACCGCTCGGAAAGCGTTTTTCATCCTTATAGCAATCAGGGCCAAGCGCAACTACAAATAGAACTGTAGTCAAAGCTTCTTCCATCTTAAGTGTTTCATCAGCCTTAACCAATCCACTGTCGTACTCACGTTCCTTCTCAGGAATGGCGCATAAGATATGGTAGCCTGACGGCCTTGGTAATTGAGCTGCTTTTTCTATATCAGTCGCATCACCTACGATTGCTCGTATTTCTGCTTCTTCTTGGGCTTCCTTCTTGGCATTTTCTGCCAGTTTCGATAAATCTAGTGCTTGAGCTAAATTTATGTTACTCGTCATCTGCATGTTCCAATCGTTTTTTGAGGTCTACAATTATGGCACAAGCAGCTTCGAGACCCCGTAGCTGGCCACTTGTGTATTTATACTCTTCGAATGATGCGCAGTTACCTCTCGCCATAGCCTCTGTGAGCATGTTGATACGGTCTCTGTACTCCGTTAGAAGAACATCAAATAAGTTTGAATCCATGTTTATTCACCTTTTGTCGGTTCAATATTTTGTTGATTGGCAATCGCATCAAGGATGCGTTGGTCTTGCTGATGAGCATGTTGGCCTTTTTGTTGGGCTTGTTGGTGGTCGTGAGCACCGCTCTGTTGTTTTTGTTGGAAGCGTTGTTGTGATATTTGTTTCATCACTTCAACACCTTTATCTACTGCATGTTGTTTTTGGTTAGCTTGTAACTGCGCAGCTGTCTTCAATAATTCATTCTTTTGTTGACCTTTACTTGACTCATGCTGTGAGAGGATACGTAATTGCTCAAGCTTCAACTGTTCAGCTCTGAACTGAGCATCAGTCTGGTCTTTCTGCGCTTTACGTTGTTGTTCCGCTTGTTTCAACTGCATGTCTTGTTGTTGCAACTGCACCATTGGGTCTTGCTGTTGTTGAGCTGCTTGTTGTTGAGCAACTTGCGCTTGGTTTTGTTGTAGCAATTGTTGAGCAGCTTGAGCCAACATCGGAGCCAATTTAGCTTCTACTTCTGGGTCCATGTGCATGTCTTCACCCATCTCATCTTTCTGAGGAGGCAACGCCATACCAAGTTGTTGTTCAATCTGTTGACGGTATGCAAAGCCCATGTGCTCATTGATATGAGCCATCATTGCAGCTTGTAGCTGTTGTGCCATAGGGTTACCCTGTAGCATCTGTTGGATTTTAGGGTCTTGCATTGCTGACATGTGCACGGTGATATGTGCTTGATGGTCTTGATAGTTAAACGCCTTAACTGGCTTCATCATTAAGATGTTTTGGTTTTCAGTCACAGGGTCTAATGGTTTTTGGTCTTCATCCATCGGAACCAACTTAGCTGCTTCTTTAATCCCAAGTACATCTAGCATCTGACGATGTAGTAATGGCATGTTGTAAATCTGTGGTGATTGTGTAGCAAGCTGCATAACTGCTTGATATTGAACAATCTTTTGCGCCATTGTTGACGCATTAGGGTCTGAAACAGGGATTACCGTAACGCTGTCGTAGTCTGATTTCTTAGCTTTACGTGAACCTTCTGTTGGCTCGTAGTTGTATTCTTCAGGTGTATAAGCAGCGATGATGCTTTTTAGTAAGCCCAACTCTTGCTTCATTGAATAGTGGATACGCGCTTGTACAGCACTCATTACTTTTAATGTACGCTCAAGGATTGCTAGTGTTGTACCAACTGGAGAGTTAGCTGACATATCACTGATTTGCAAATCGGCTGTATTAGCGAAGCGACGGCCTTCATCAACGATTTGACCAAGCAATGCCATGAGAACTTGTGATGGTTCTTTGTATGGCAACGGCATGATGTTGTCTTTTAGCGCGCCACTTGGTACATCTACATCACGGAACTCACCTGGAGCTATTGGTGTGTCATCGCCTTTGACTCGCAAGCCACGCGTTTTGAAACCACTTGGGAGATTAGATAATGTACCCGCATCAACCAATTGGCGAATAAGACTAGTACCAGACTTAGCAAAAGCCCCAACAAGATGTATGAGACCGAAGTAGTAAAAACCAAAGCCAGGCACGTAACCATAGTGCACAAAATGTTGACGTTTTTGTCTTGTATCATCTTTAGGGTCCCAGTTACGGCGAATAGCCAAGATAGTATTGCTACCTTTTTCAAGGGTCACAACGTATGGCAATGCAATGCCAGTCAACTCACCACTATCATCTTTGTCTTCATAGCCTGGTAAATCAAGGTCGACGTGCATCTCTAGAAGTTTATAGCGGTCATCCGTTGAAGCACGGAAGCCCATCTTCTCTGCAATCTTCTTCTCTACTTCATCCAGTGTGTTATTAGGTACGCCCAAATCTACATCTAAGTAGAAGCCAGCAACCTGCAAACGACGTAATTCATTCTCAGTCTTACGCATGACATGCGTTACACGTTCTGCTGACTCAAGGTTTGATGCACCATAAGGTACTACCATATCTTCAGCTGGGACAAAGATTGATACCTGACGGTCTAGATGTGGGTCGAAGTAAACCTTTTTAAATGCGTTTCCGCTTAATCCTAGGCCCCACAGCATGCGTTCGTGCTCTGGTCGATACTCTGTCATCACATCCATTAATTGATAGTTCATATCGTCTTGGACGCGGCTTGCTGACTCTTTTTTATCTTGTGTTTCTTTACCGATGATTTGCGTCTTGACTGGACCCATTGCTGGGAACATAGACATCATGGTTTCTGCTTGGAATTTTACTAAGGCTTCTGAGAGTAGTGGGTGGTAAACACCACATGCACCATCCCAAGGTTCTGTACGTTCTTCAATCTTTAGACCTAGCAACTCTAGGCCGTCAACGTAAGTCTGCATCCAGTCTTTACGAGAACTAATGTCTTCATCGAAATCAGCATTTAACGTAGATGCCAATGACTGTAGTTCGCCTTCGCTGATGTACTCAGCCAAGTTATCATTGAACTCGTCTTCCATTGGGTCTTGAGGTTCCATCAAGATATCAAGCCCATCCATATGAATCGCAACTGATTCAGGGTCTTCAATCTCAATTTCCAACGGTGATGCTGTTGGGTCTTCAGGTACAATCCCTTGCGGGGCTGCGTACAAACTCTTTTCGATGGCCATAGAAATTCCTTAGTAATAGGCTGCTTTACGTTGATACCGATATAATACATCATCATCTGCTTCATCGCTAGGTAATCGGATAAAGCCACCTTTTCTAAACCTGATGAGTGCTTGTGAGCAACTATCCACAAAGTCATCATGCGTACCTACAGGGAAATCCGCACACTCCTGGATTACTTCCCCAGCCCATCGTCTATCTGTCGGTGCCCAGACCATGCCTGATGCAAACAGGTCTGTAATAGAGTTAACTCTAGAAATCTTATCTTTTACTGGTGTGTACTCAGAAACAGGCATGCCCATTGAACGTAGCTCCTGATAGAGCGCTGCACCGTTTGACTTCTTCTCCACCAGGAACGTATCAGGTTCCCAGTCTTTATACTCCGCTATCATCCTACGTTTGAGTTCTGGGAACTCCATACGTTCTTTCCACGCATCAAGCAGGATTATATTATTCTGATTGGTCTTTTCATTGAAGAACACGCCCCAGATTGTAACGGCGTTATAGTCGGCACGGTTGTGGGATTCTTGAGCCGCGTCCAAAGACATAATCGTATACTCACACTGCGGCGGCCTTTCATCATCCCAGTGCTGCCACCATTCTTTCTTAATGAGTTGAGCGCCTTCTGCAGTCGGATTTTGCAAATACTGGCTCGACCAGTAGCGTGTATCCATACCAGCGCGTTTCTTTTTGAGTTCCTCAAGCGGCCAAAACTCAGGCCATAATGACCGTTCTTCATCTGTGTTCTCGTCTAAAATCGCTGGAAATTCAACAACTTCCCACTGGTCGGCATCTGGATTCTTGACCATGTGATTAATTAACTGACCTGTCAGGTCCATCATAGACCAGCGTGTCATCACCACGATGATAACCCCGTTAGGCATCAACCGTTGTAGCGGACCAGACTGGAACCATTCCCATGCAGATAGAAATACTGAGGGGTTACCTGTCTTGGCTTCCTGCTCTGAGTGCGGGTCATCAATCACAAACACGTCAGCACCACGACCTGCAAGCGCACCGCCCACACCAGCCGCATAATACTGACCACCGTCGCTAGTGTTCCACTGCCCAGCCGCCTTAGCGTCCTGATTTAGCGAAACATTAGGAAAGACACCACGATACTCATTACTACCAACCAAATCACGAACTCGACGACCGAAAGTAGTAGACAAATCAGCAGTATGTGTGGCCATGATAATCTTTTTGTCGGGGTGGTGTCCAAGAAACCAAGCAGGAAACAGGTAAGACACCAGCTCAGACTTACCCATACGGGGTGCGATATTGACAATAATGCGCTTCTTATCCCCATTAATGGCATCCTCTAGTAATTTAGCTAGTCTTTTATGGTGTGCACCCACCATATAGTTTGGATACACCGCTTTTACGAAATCTAACAACCCACCTTGCGCAGCTTTACGCTTAACACGGGTCATTTTCTCGTCAATCAGGCTTAATGTCTCTTGTTGCTCACGTTCAGGCAGCTTTTTTAGGTTTGCCAGGAACTGAATTCCCTGTTCATAGGGTAATGTTGCAACATATTCCTTCAGGCTACTCACCGATTAGCGCTCCGATGTCTATTTTCGGTACTTCTGGTAGGGGAGCAACCTCTAAAGGGTCAGTAATTACAGGTTTGGTCGTACCTTTGGAAGCATTCCCCACTTCTTTTGGTGGTTCCGCTACCTTTTCAAAGTCTCCTTCGATAAGGAGGCTCAGTTTTTCGTTGAGTGCTGCGTCAATTTCTTCATCTGTACGTTGTTTGTAGGTGATTTCCTGTTTCTCGACGAACATTCCTACGTCCGCTAGCTTGCCTAGCAGCTCTACAGCCTTGAGTTGTACCTTCGGGTCTTTGTTTCCTGACAGTTGCAGTAACTTATTTGTCACTATCATCCGAATTTGGTCCGCATGCTGGATAACTTTCCAGTCATACTCTGTCACTAGGGCTTCTAATTTGATAATTGCTTCAGGTTTGTCTACCTTAGAAGTAGTCAATGAACCTTTTTGCCCTTCGAGATAGGTCTGAAATGCCTCTTCTGCATGAACTGCATCTTCTTCGGTGACCTCGATATCGGGTGCACCACTCCTACGGAGTATATCTTTAGCTGTTTTGGCAGCTGCACTTACAAATTGTTCAGGCATTAAGTCCTCAGTACGCATTGGTGTACGTAATAAATGCGGTTCGTATGGAACCACTCCTTCAAGCAAATCATATAGTTGTATTCTCTGCGAAGCCATAGGGCGTAACATACCCCATAAATCAATCACTTGTCAACATATAGCAGCTTGCATGTAATATTTTGCTTTTTACTCTATGCAAACCGCATTGCTTGTAACGTATGCGATACAAAACCCGTAGCTTGTAACGAACTCCAAAAAATTTTACACAAAAAATTTTAGACCCACTCATATAAAGTCAGGGGGTGTCATGACATGAGAATAGAAAGATGCTTGTCTAAAACAGAGAGGGGAGGGGAAGGTCTCAATTCCAGGAAAAATGGGGGTAGGGGGTGCGCCTGTACCATGCGGACAAATGTCCGCGCGGGCTTATGATACCTATTGACTTCTTATGATACTTCTATATAATGGACACATCGACCAAGCGCAAACATGCAGGCGGCGATTAACTTAATAAGGGGTTTACCATGTCTAAGCAATCTTCAGTAGCAGTTGTAGTAACAGTTTCACAAGAGCAGTTCGACCAAGCGCTTGCTGGTATCGCTACCAATGGCGCAAGTATTAAAGAGCAGTTCGTAACAGCGGCGCAATTCATCGCTCAAGCGACTAACAAGCGCGACCAAGATGCGGCAAAGAAAAAGCTGGCTGTCGCATACCAAAAGCTTCAAGCGACATTATCAGGCAAAGAATTCAAGTTTGACAGCGCGACCAAGTGGGTGCAACGTAGCGTGAAAGGCTTGAGCGGCAATACCAAGTTTAAATGGCTGGTAAGTAAAACCACGAAAGCGACAAAGGCAAGAGCGGCGCGAGCAGGTGGCAAAGTAGAAGCGACAACAGCACCAGCCGCACCAGCACCAGCGAAGCCAACCAGCATTGAGCAATTGCGTAACGCGCTCATTGCAAAAGAAAAGAAAAACCTAGACGATTTTGTGAATGTAATTCCTAGCGGCAAAATCAAAGAATTTGAGCAAGCTTACGCGGCTTTCATTCAAACACTTGAAATCATCCTAGCATAAGAAAGGCGGGGCGGCGAAAGCCGCCTTGTTAAAATCATGTCTAAAACAAAATTCTTAATTGGCTACTACGATAGTAACAGTTGTTATAAATGCACGATGGCTTATGGCTGGCGCGATTTGATTTACAAAAGATTAACGCTACTAGTCACAGGGCAGTTATACGAAAGTACTGAACCCTTCTTTAATTAAGGCTAATATGAAAATGAAATCCTATCAGTACGCGTGCTACCAAATGATGACAATGCAAATACTTTGTAACCTTTATTCAAAACGATTATACAGACAGCGTTAAACTTACCAACCCACATCTTAATTGATGTGGGTTTTTTTACGTCGGAACGAGTGACAATAAGCAAGCCAGCCAGTTAGCCACCCGACCACGCAGTGTGTGCGTAGGTGCGCGCCACGCGAAAACCACGCGCGCGTTTCCTCTTGACATAACAAAACAACACAAGTCCCATTCGGACAAATGTCCGCGTGGGATTGTTCACATACAAGTTGTGCCGCCTTATTTGGCGCGGGTTTCAGCGATGTTACAGGGAAGTTCACAGGATAGCGAAACAGTCATATGATGTCATACCCTATGTTACGTTGACACCGTAACAACTTACCTGTAACTGGAACAATTCGTGTGACGCTCGCAAAGCCAATAGCAGTGCGGTGTTACAGGTAAAAAAAGCATCGCGGCACGCGTTACATAAAAATATATAGAACCTAGAAATAATAATAGACTGTAACAGTAACAGAGATATAAAAAGACGTGAATGTGTCACTCGTTCCACGAATGTCTAACCCTTATATGTTTTTTTGTGTAACGCGAGAAATCACCCAATTCTATTATGTAACACCGCGCCATTAAATGCTCTCAGAGCGTCACACGTTTTGTTGCAGTTACAGGTAACTTATAACGTAACATGCCAAAAACAACCCCGTTACAGTTGGCTATTATGTAACAGACTGAAACGATTGTGTAACATGTAACGCTTTACTGTTGACAGGATAGTTGACAACCGAACCCCAAACCCATACACTTCTGTCATGTAACTGTCAACGGTTACAGTCTATCTATTATGTAACAGTCAACAAAAGGAGTTTTAGCATGGGTGAGTTTTTATTAAGTATTCTTGGATTTTCCGCAGATGAAAGTCATTTGGTTTATGTCAAAAAAGTATTCCGTTCAAAGTTCAATGTGGGTGATGCAGTCAAGGTCGCCTATCCAAATCCGAAACGCGAAGTGCAAACGGCATACTATCGTATATATAACGACTTCTACCCGATTGAGTTATTGCATGAATTAGTGCGAACCCAAAACCCAAACATCATTGACCGCGATGGGTTCATTCCTTATCAACGCGAGTTACGTGATGCAGATATTGTAGTGGCATTATCAGAGGGCGCACCAATTGAGGCAGTGGCAGAGCAGTACGGCTGGCATCATGAGGCTATAAAGTTAGCACTCGTTCGTCACAAAGCAAGACAATTTGCAAAGCGCGAAGCTACGTCTACACTGGCTGACGATGAACCACCCCTACACCAGCAACCACTGACCGCCGAACAGATAGCCAAGCGTGAAGCGTTACTTGCTCAATGGGAGTAAGCGATGAAGATGAATTCACCAGAGTTTATAGAGGCAATAAACAAGCACTTGTCTGACCCAATGGTTCGCTTAAATGAACACATGAGGCAAGCGCAATTACGTAGAACAATGGATGAAATAACCGCGATGGAAAGGCGCGAAACTGAGCAACTATGTAATGATATAGAAGCCATCATTAAGTCTTATAAAACATCATAGCTTGACATAAGAACTCATCAGAGTATAATTATAGATGTTCGGTTAAGACATGACCGACAAACCCTTTCCCACGCGGACATTTGTCCGAGTGGGTTTTTAATCAGATATTACGGAGAACAATATCATGTGTAACAAATGCGTAGTACCAGCAACACAACTACTCTCACGTTGGGCAGAGTTAGGCGATAGACCTTATCGCCATGTAGTCATCCGCGACCTCTTAAAAGAGCAACATCAATCAGAAAACCGCGAGCATTGGTCACATGCTCGTCACTCATGGGTAACAGACTATAAACCGCGCAACCAGCAAGTAGGTCACGACCTAGCTAAAGCCAAAGCCATTGTCCATAAACAGGCAACGCGCGAACCTGTTACCCTACTAGAGATGGCTAGCTATACCACATATTTTAAGTCGCTAGAGCATATCATCCCTAACGTAGGTCACAAGCTAGAGCCAGCGTACATGGCAACCCAAACCAAGTTCCGCGATGGTACATGGGAAGCGATTGACATCATGAACAAGCTACATCCATATCCTAACAATACAGCTACGTCATCGCATGACGCGTATGTAGACGCGCAGACCGCGTTCATCACAATGAACCGCTTGCACAACGTACACATATCAACCGAGGACATCAATCAGATAGCCTATTATCCAACGCTTGCTCACATGCGCGCTGGTCGCGAGGTTCGTACCCGATTAGGTCGCTATCTTACCAAGTATCAGTCCGCGCTACGCTTGACCGAGAATGACATCAAGAACATGACAGAGAAACACGCAAGCAATATGCGCTCTCGTGGTGGCTGGGCTGTAGAGTTCGTGGCGCACGATGACCCCGATGGTTGGTATAACGTGTATTCAGGCGGTGTACAGAGTTGTATGCAGAGCGAGCCAGCAGTACGTATCTATGCGCATGAGCATAGTGTGTTGCGCCTAGCGTATGTCAAAGCTGGTAACGATATTATTGCGCGTTGTATTGTGCGTGAGGATGGCGATGCCAAAGGCTGGTTGCGTGTGTACCCTGACCCGAATGGTCATGCAGAAGGTCGCTATCTCTTGGACTATCTCAAGACACATGGCTATGACCAGCATACCAACCTTGACGGCGCACTGTTACAGTTTATAGAGGAACGCGAGGGTATCGTGTGTCCATACCTAGACTACGGCAGTGGTGGTGACCAAACTGTGGGCGAAACACATCATAATGGCAAGCGGTATCTTGTAGCTGGCGGTGGTGACTACAGCGCGACACAGACTAACGGCTACGTTGAGAATAATATGACATCGTGTGATGAGTGTGGTGATAGCATTGACGATGACGAAACGACTTACGTTGAGCATGATGGTTGCACTGTGTGCGAGTGTTGCCTCAGCAATAACTATACCTATGCGTATGGCTCACGTTATCAAGACTACTTCCCACAAGACGAGTGCGTACAAGTCGGCGAGGATTATTATTGGGTTGATACCATTGACAACCATGACATCGGTCAGTGCGAGCGTACCTATGACTACCATCCTAACGAGGAATTAGTATCTACCTATGATGGTGTGTACCACATGGACTACGTTGTTAGTGTTGACCGCCATACTGACTATGAGTATGTGTATATGGACAACGTGCATACGTTATCAGATGGTTCAACGTGTCATCAAGATGATGCAGACCATTACCAAATGGAAATTGATATTGAGGCTGGTGCAGTATAACCCACGCGGACAAATGTCCGAACGTAACTAACAGGAGAATTAAAATGGAACAACTAATTAGTATTCTAGAAACACGTCGCGAACATGACAGCGTAGGTGAGGCATCATTCATTGACCGCTTTATCAAGCCACTTAACCCGACACCTTTTGTCAATCCCGAGGGCGAGGTCATTGCGTATGTAGTAGACAACTCACATGGCACAAGCAAAGTACTATGGTCGGCTCACATTGACACCATGCACAGGGACAAAAAGGGAACGAGTGCGCCTTTGACGCAAGAAGTTTGGGTGTCCGATGACGGCATGGCTTTTGTTACTGACCAAGCTGATTGTCTAGGTGCTGACGATGGTGCTGGTATGTATCTCATGTTCAATATGATTATGCAAGACATTGCTGGTACGTACATCTTTCATCGTGGCGAGGAAGTCGGTTGCTGGGGTAGCGGTGACATGGCTGTGCATCATAGGGATTGGCTCAAGCAGTTCACTCATGCGATTGCATTTGACAGGCGCGGTACGACTAGCATCATTACCCATCAGCGTGGCGAACGTGCGTGTAGCGATGCGTTAGGCGAGCAGTTAGCTAGTCTGTTCAATATGCGCTACGAGTTAGACCCGACAGGTGTGTACACAGACACAGCAGAATACATGGACATCATTCCAGAGTGTGTCAACGTCAGCATTGGGTACGACAGCGAGCATAGTCACTTTGAGACATTAGATACTAGCCATGTGCTTGCGTTGCGCGATGCTATATGCGCACTGGATTGGGACACCATCTCTCTTGTAGTAGAGCGTGACCATACCAAGCGTGACCATACCAAGCGTGAGTATCTTGCACCAAAACATAGTACATATAACTGGGGTGCGTGGTCAGGCAGTCATCATACCAAGACACCTCATGCCATGAGTCCGTACGAGATACCTAGTGTTGAGCGTATCTTAACGACATCCACGCGTAGCCTTGCGCAGTGGGTAGCAGAGGCTGACCCTGAGGATGTAGCTATCTTGTTGCAAGACCTAGCCGACCAAGTAGAGGAAGCTAGCTATGCACTCAACGATTACTATGACGAGTCAGCTTATAACAACTTGAAAGTGGGGATGATGTGATGAGTTTAGTCTATGCGTTGGCATGTGCGTACTGTGTAAGCGAAGGCTCGTATGGTTGGGCTGTATTTTGGGCAGCGTGTTATTTATGGGAGTTAAAGAATGAGTAAGATTATTAAGTGGGGTTTGTATTTAGTTAGTTGGGCGGTGCTTGTCTATGCGACAAAGGATTTGTCTATAGGTTTGTACTACATGGTGATGTTCAGTGCATTGGGTTTGTTTGTATCGGGGGCTATCAATGACTAAAGAACGTAAGGTACGTATCCGTTGGGATAGGATTGGTGCGACTGTGCTGGCTGTACTGCTACTCATAGCAGAGGTGATGTCCGAGAACTACCCAGCCTTTATGTGGTGCGGTGTGGCTACCATGTTCATGGTGTTGTTATTCCGTGAGCAAGACCGCGCACTAAATGCAATGGAGACCGCCGTCAAGATGGCGATGGTGATTAAAGCAATAACTGATAACGATGGAGATAACGATGGCGACAATACGACACAGCCCTAATTGGAATAAGAGAAGCAACCATGAGTACGATGATGTGGTAGTACCACGCTCACAGCTTACTAACTTTGTGCGTGACTATCTTGAGGCTTGCTTTGATGGTAGGGAAGTGACAGTAATACCCAAGTACCAAGATGAACTTGACCGCCTCTTGTGGTAAGAATTGGTTGGGGTATAATGGTAGACCTAGTAAGAGATAAGTGTTGTACCCACTCGGACATTTGTCCGAGTGTAATTTAGATGAGGAGAAGTATCATGCCAAAAGGTATTTATAAACGTGTTAAGAAAGTAGCACAACCTGTAGTAGCGAAACCAACAGTATCAGTCAAAGAAGCTATTGAAGTATTGGCTCGTGCAGTAAGTGTAGTAGATGGCTTGGACATCAAGGTATGGGATGACGCAGTACTGTTTGATGTGGATGGCTCACGTTACTCAGCGACAGCGAGCAATGCTATGCAGGTACTAGATGCAATCAAGCTATTAGCTTCACATAAGTTTGACTAACAATAAAACACAACGGAGAACGATATGAATAATGCATATAACTTTGCGGTCAACCACCATGAAGCTGCTTTATTGGTGCGCACAAATGGTAACAAAGTATCATACATCTTTGAGGGTGAGCCAGGGGTTGGTAAGTCCAGCATCTTGAAGTCCCTCAAGGAAATGATGGGAACGAGTGATTACGACTTTGTGTACGTTGACGTGCCACTCAAAGATATTCCCGACATTGCGCTTTCAATGCCTGACCATGAAGCCAAAGTCACACGTGCGTTTATCAATGAGATTTGGTTAGGCACTGACCCAAAGAAACCTAAAGTCATTTTGCTTGATGAAGTATTCAAGGGTACAGACTTTGTAAAGCTGATGATGAACCGCCTACTGCTTGAGCAACAGGTCGGGGACTACAAGTTACCTGAGGGTAGTATTGTGTTTGGTACAACGAACTTCGCGACTGATGGTGTGGGTGACAGAACCAATGCGCACAGTAACAGCCGTGTCGTTCGTATACCAATGCGTAAGCCGACAGGCGATGAGTGGCAACCTTGGGCTATTGATAACAATATCCATCCGCTTGTTACTACGTGGGCTAAACAGAACCCAGCTATCTTCCATTCATATAAGGATACTGAGTTCGATGCGAGAGCGCACAAGGATGGGCAAGGGATATTCCATTACATATTCCACCCACAACATAACAACCAGCAGTACGTATGCCCACGTACATTAGAGTTAGCTAGCCATCAAATTTATAGCATGGACATAACAGGCGAGGCTCTCATGACTAAGGCATTGATTGGTACTGTAGGTGCTAAAGCTGCGTTGGATATGAGCGCGATGTTCGCGTTGGGTAGTGACTTGCCTACACTTGATGACATTGTGCAACAGCCCGACAAGGCAAGAGTACCAAGAAGCGCACCAGCCCAGCTAATGTTGGTGTTCAAGTCATTACAATACATTGATGCTGGTAACGTAGATGCGTTTGCTACTTACTTCCAACGCTTGCCAAAAGAAGTAATGAGTACATGGATTAAAACGATTGTATCAACGGACAAGGTGAAAGCCATTGCCCTCAAGAACCAACAGATTAAATCGTTTGCTATTGGTAATAGCTGGATACTATGAAAAAGCTAATGCTTCCGTTCTTAATTGAGTGGCTGATGAAGTATGGTACTAACCCAACGGCTATGTCAGACATGGGATTGTTTGACATGGCTGTATTTTACAAGGCAATGCGTAAAGGGTTCATCATTGAGGTATCTAATGGGGTTCCAGTCATCATGAAGCTAACTAAAGAAGGTGTGAAATACTTACAGGAGAATCAGAAATGAGTTCATTAAATGCAGCAATCGTAGAGTTAAACGTATCAACATGGACGGCGCGTAAGCTAGACAAGAATGCGTCAAAAGAAGTTAAGGTAAGTAAGGGCGCGAACAGCGATGACGCGGCGCGCGTTAACAAGAACCTACTGGCTGGGATGAATAACCTCAAGCGTGTGACTGACTTCGTAGCACTAACACGTAACGACTTCTATCGCTTGACCTTGCCTTGGTCTGATAGTGGGCAACGCTTAGTACCTATGATGCAGTTCTTTGAGTTGAAGCAATGGATTAACGACCGCGAGGCTACGTTTAATCAGCTAGTGTCAGAGTTCTTACGTGACTACCCGACATTGATTAGTGCGCAAGCATTCCAATTGGGTGCGTTGTTTGACCGCAATGAGTTCCCCGATGTTGAGGAGATTGCTAGTAAGTTTAGATTTAAGGTGGGGTTTCTGCCACTACCAAGTACTGGTGACTTCCGTATTGATGCACCGAATGAAGTTGTAGCTGACATGCAAAAAGAATACGAGGCTATGTACAACGAACGTATTGAACAGGTGAACCAAGACCTATGGAATAGACTGCATGACACGCTTACACACATGAGCGACAGGCTGGGCTATGATACCACAGGCAAGGCTAAGATATTCCGTGACAGTATGGTGGACAATGCTGTAGAATTGTGCGACATGCTAAAGAGATTGAACGTAACCAATGACCCTAAGCTAGAGAAGGCTAGGGCTAAACTAGAGTCAGCACTACTTGGTGTTGATGCCGATGAACTACGAGCAGAGGGTGCGCGTGATGAAGTCAAACACAGTGTCGATACCATCATTGCCGACTGGTTCTAGAGCTTGGGATATGCTGGACGCTAACGCTAGTAGGATGGATAAGATAGCAATGTGCCGAGAAGGGTTGACCGAATGGTTGTTTAAGTTTGGCACCCGCTGGGTAGCATGGCAAGAGATAGGTGACATGGTTGGATTAGGTTTCCCCGAACGTGAGGGATATGTTGAGCGAAAGACGAAAGAAAATTTTAGGGACACACCTTACCTACACTTTAGGCTGACACAAAAAGGATTGGAGTTTATAAATGAGAAATGATGGATTGAATGCAGAGCAGTTGATTAGCAAAACCAAAGTTGCTATTATGAATGACGATGAATGGAAATGGCTGGCTGGCATTGTCATGATGGGTAGCAGTGGGATTGTTGAGGCTGACCATAAGGTTAAGACCGCGGCGACTGACGGCTTGAACGAACTATACAATCGTGACTTTATTGAGGGGCTATCATTATCACAGATTAAGTTCATTGTGCTACATGAGAACTTCCATAAGATGTTTAGACATCTGTTTGTATGGCAAGCCTTGTGGAAAGAAAGTAAAGACCTAGCCAACATCGCTTGCGATGCTGTGATTAACACGCAGTACTTATATGGTAAGGCTGGTCTAGAGTTCGTTGAGGGTGGTATCTATATGCCTGAGTATAAAGACCCTGATGTGTGGAACGTCAAGGCTGTGTACGATGACCTTAAAAAGAATGCTAAAGAAGTACCACAAAGCGGGCATGATACGCATGACTGGGAAGAGGCTGACCAAGTAACAGAGGCAGAGGCTAAAGAGATTGAGGTACAGGTAGACAACGCATTACGTCAAGCGTCATTGGTTGGCAACATCGGTGCGAGTATGCCTCGTAGTGTTACTGAGATGCTAGTGCCTGAGGTTGATTGGAAAACATTACTTGCTGAGTTCTTTAAGAGTGCGTGTAGTGGTAACGACAAGCAGACATGGCGCAGACCGCATAAGACTTATGTAGCGTATGACTTGTATATCCCAACACCATACAGCGAGAACATTGGTCGGGTACTGATTGCTGGTGATACGTCAGGTTCTATTGATGACCGTATGTTGTCCGTCATTATGGGTCACATGCAACAGCTAGTAAACGAAACACAGCCAAGTGGTGTGGACATTGCATGGTGGGGTAGCAAGGTTGTAGGTGTAGATAGTTTTGAGCGCGGTGCTATGGATAACCTAGCTAATGCAGTTAAGCCTATCGGCGGTGGCGGTACAACCCCAGCATGTATTACTGAATGGATGTATGAGGAGAAGCGAGATGATTACGTATGTGCAGTTGTCATTACCGATGGTGAATTTTATGGTGACTCTGTCGGCGATTGGGGTGATTTGCCTGTGCTATGGCTTGTTGTTAATAGTCGACCTGTGCCTAACATTCCTGTCGGACAAACAGTCCAAGTAAAGGATGTGTCGTAATGGATACGTATGAAGAATGGCTGACTGCGTTGTTGATAAAGTACGGCACGTACAAACCATTGACCATAATAATAGGCAGTGATTTTGAGCATGGTAGAAGGTATGGGCATATCGTATATAAATTCAACCACGCTGATGTAGGAGAACATCTAGGTTGGGTAATCACAGATGCGGCGGTTAAGTATTTGAAAAGGAAACAACGTGAACATATCTTATAAGGAATGGCTGTTAGATATACTAATCAGATGCGGTGTTGGTGTGATTACTAATAGTGAACTTCCTTGGAGCTTCTTACAAAGGGCAACAGAGATGGGGCATATAACCTACATGGATGACGATGAGTTTAAAACACTTGCCTACGTACTAACACCTAGCGCGGCTACATACTTGGAGAGATACGATGGCATACGTATCAATGTCAACGCTTAATAGATATGCAATAGGATGGAGTGACCCTATGGGAAGTTTTGCAGGCGCACCTAATATGAATACAGGTAGGACAGAACCAATGCGTGAGCAACCATACGATGAGTGGTTGATGGAGATGCTTATCGAACATGGGACAGCCGTATTTCATGGAGTACCTCACATTAAAGGAGTGGCGGGTATGGCTATTGGGCATCTCGAATCATTAGGATTTAGACCTGAGGTAGACAGTGAGCAGTTTAGATTAACAAACAAAGCATCACGCTATTTAGACATTATGAACAAGGAAACTGAATAATGATTATCGTCACGTACGGCGGTGGTACTAACTCAACGGCTATATTAGTTGGTATGTATGAGCGTGGAGAAAAGCCTGACCATATTATCTTTGCTGATACAGGTGGAGAAAAACCCCATACATACAACAACATCACCGAAGTAAATGCGTGGTGTACTAAGGTAGGGTTTCCGTTAATCACTGTCGTTAAAGGTAGTATGCCTCAGCAAGTATTGGATGGCTCACTAGAAAACGAATGCTTGCGATTGGGTACGCTACCATCAAAAGCCTATGGGTTCAGCCAATGCTCACAGAAGTGGAAGATAGACCCAGTTAATAAGTATCTTGTGGCACTATCTAAACAAACAGGGGTAGGGTTAGAAAACATGGTGCGGTATATTGGGTTTAATATGGGTGAAATCCATAGGTATGAGAGGTCGGAAAGTTACAAGGCTAAACATATCAACCCACAGCGATACCCACTTATAGAATGGGGATGGGGGCGCGATGAATGTGTTGCTGCAATTAAGCGCATGGGTTTATCACAACCAGGAAAGTCAGCGTGTTTCTTTTGCCCATCATCTAAGAAGCATGAAATTATATGGCTTAAAAAAGAACACCCTGATTTATATGCACGTGCGCTTGAGATAGAACGCAAAGCAATTGCTGGGGAAGGTAGGGCAGAACCAAGCCGATGTGGACTAGGTCGCTACTTTAATTGGACTGATGTTAAAGATGCGGATGATAACGCGTCCATTGAAATTGATTGTGGTTGTTATGATGGTGATTAAATTAAATAAGGAGAACGAGTGATGAGTAGTTTTTACGGCGCAACAACATTAGCACCAACCAAAGAACAAATTAAGTCACGTGAAAAGAAAGTGCGTGAGGCTATCGCATACCTTGGTGATAAATACTTATTAGCAAAACCTGTGGAGAAAATAAGTGGATGATTTTAATGCGAGGGATTTGTTTGCGGGGTTGGCTATGTGTGGGATGATGGCAGAGGGAGATTGGTTTGGAAATGTAGGGCATTGGAAATCAAAAGAAATAATGACTGAAACATACGCAAAAGAAGCATACGACATAGCAGAAGCAATGTTAAAAGAAAAGGAGAAGCGTGATGGCGGCGAATCTAAAGTATCAAATTGAAGGTGAACAAAACCGAGTAGCAATCCTTGAGTACCTCAAGGGTAAAGAATTGTCAGCAATGGATGTGGGTTTCGGCTTGGGTATGTCAAAGCAAAAGGTTGAGAACTATCTACGTTCATTGTTGCGGTCAGGTCACATCGTAAACTTTAAGACTGTTAAGAATAGATTTTTCTACAAGCGCACCAACAAACCATTCTATACGATGGCAATGCGTGACCAACAGATTGATGACCTATACGACGAGTCACAAGACGAAACGATTGCACCACCAAACCCACATGCACGTGTGATTAGATTGTTAAGTAAACCACTGCCTCCACCACCACGGTCGAAGCGCAGAAGCACAGGGTACGGCAGTATGCAGAGTGCGATGAACATGTTTAGCTTGGAGGGATGATGGACTTACTTAATAATGAAAAGCTATACAATAACTTTGGGTTCAGACTTAAAGCATTAGTTAAAGACTCACGAGATAATGTATCGCTAGCGATGACAGTAGAACACATATATTTATCTTTACAAAAAGAAGCTGAACGCGATGCTAGGGAGGCGCGAAACAAATGAATCCATTTCATGAGGTAAAACAGAAGTCGATTATCCGTGAGGCGGCGATACGTGAAGCTATGCGTCCTGATGCTAAGTGGGTTAAGTATTTTAACTTTGATGCGACACGCATTCCTAATGACATACTGGCTCAAGACCCTGTGATTGCAGACATTGGCAGTCGTCATCCGTTGATAGGTGGGGTTGTGATGTTACCGCCGCATACGTTTTATAACTGGCATAAAGATACTCGTAGGGGTGTTAGTATAAACATGGTGCTGAACCCTCAAGACGGACTAAGCCATTGTGTGTTCACTCCTGATAAAGATGTTGTGGTAGGTGAGTTTGTTGAGTTACAATATAAACCCGACACTTACTATGTGTTCAATACACAGGTCGACCATATGGTGTTGAACTTTGAAACCCCTCGATTGTTACTGACGATTGAATTTGGTGAGGACAAAGACGCGTTATCTTATGACGACTTGTTGCTGGAGATACTGTGATGAGAGAGTTAGTCAGTGGTGTTATACATGAGAAATGGATAAACGGAGAAAAGGTTATGGGAAGCGGAGCAGATAAAGATTGGGTAGACCATGAGGTGCATCAAAAAGCGCACCTAGAAATGCGTGATGCCCTAACAAAACAAGAAGGTGGCAATCATTACAAGGACATGGCTATTCAGCCAGTAGAGTTTATCACGGCTAACAACTTAGGGTTTCTAGAGGGTAACGTGGTGAAGTATATCTGTAGGCATCATGCTAAGAACGGTGCTGAGGATATAAAGAAAGCAATCCACTATTGTGAGTTGCTATTGCAAACTAAGTACGGAGAAACAAAATGAGTGACTATTTTAAGGTAATGGGGTTAGTGCTACTGTTAGTATTCTCAGTGGCATTTGTAGGGTTCTTTGGTAATCTGATTGGATTAGGTAGTTATGCTTTCTTTGCACCGAAGATAGAGCAAGTGCGGTACAACACGTTCAAGGAATCACAGACATATAACGACGGAATGCTACGTGATTTACAAGAACTAAAGATGCAATACCTAACAGCAAACGATGACCAAAAGGCGGCACTACGTGCGATTACATTACAACGCTTTAGTGTCTATCCAACTGATAGATTGCCTGCGGATTTACAAAGCTTTTATTTAACACTACGAGGAAACTAAAATGAATAAACTATTATTAGCACTACCATTGGCATTAGTATTAACAGCGTGTGAGGAAAGACCTAGGTCATCTGATGATGTACAACATGCGCAACAAGAACAGATTATGCAACAAAGCAATATGTCAGTAGGTATGCCAGCGATTGTAAACTTCCAAGAAAAACGTATTCTTAAAGATATTTATGAGCGCAGAGATAAGGCAATTGTTACTATCACGTACACACAAGACTTAAATGCAGGGCTTCATAAACTATGTGACAGTATTGGTTATGGTATTCCAGCCGCGACTCAGTATACAAACCCAATGCACGTATCTCGTGAGCATATTGGTAACGGAGAAGGTTCAACAATCGTAACCCTACCACAAGCAGACCCGAATGGTTTGTTTAGCCCACCAAGTGCAGAAGGTACATGGGTAATGTGTAAAGACCCTAACAGCGATAAAGTAGAGCCTATCTATTCAGAGCCACGCATCATTGTTAGTACGTTTCCATTAAAATAATATGCGAGCCGTTATTACAAACTAAGTACGGAGATAAAAATAAGGTGGGTGAATTAAATAACTTTATACCTGCATCATATGCGGATGAGATTGAACATACGTTATCAAGTTCAATGTTTCCATGGTATTGGAATGAGGCTAGTATTGTATATGAATATAAAGGTACAGTGGATACACCTTTTTCAAGAAAAGATTATCAGTTTACTCACCGATTTTACGCTGACAATGAAGCGGTCTCTGATTATTTTATGTTGATAAAGCCATTGGTTTTATTCTTTGAGTCAGCAACAGGTATTAAAGTTAAAAGACTTGTTCGTGCTAAGGCTAACTTGACTACGCGTATAAACGTGTCTGATTCAGAAATGCTCGAAGCAGTTCATGTAGATGCTTATCATTGCGATACTCAACACATTTCAATGGTGTATTACGTCTGTGATTCTGATGGTGATACGGTGGTGATGGATGATAATTACAACATTGTTGCTTCTAAATCACCAGCTAAAGGTACAGCGTTTTATTTTTCATCATTTGATAAACATAGACCTACTCCACCAGTTGAGTATAAACGGCGCATTATAATTAATATAGTAATGGAGATAGAATAATATGTGGGTTCTTCTTGACTTTGATGGTGAACCGATAAGATACTATGACTTTCCAGCTGAAGGAACGGTTGAATTGTGAATGTGGAGAACATGATGACCTCTAAAGACGAAGCATTAAAGATGGCGATTGAATATTTGGAGTACGAAAAAGAAATATGGAGAGGGCAAGGCGCAATTAAAGGTGCTGAATATTATGATAAGCCTATCAACGCCTGCAAAGAAGCACTAGAACACCCACTCACAAGAGATTGGAAAGAAACAATAGACGAACGTATTGCTAGAGATAGTGAGTTTAAGGAAGCACTAGAACAACCAGAGATAGGCGATGCTGAAATTAAACAGATGCTAAATGATATTGAGTATTATCAAAAGCGTATTGAAGCACTAGAACAACCAGCGCAAGAACCTGTAGCTTGGATGTTGATGGGTATTGAAGACCAAAAACCAAAATTACTTACATTGCAAATTATTGATAATGTTGAAGGCACTTGGACACCACTCTACACCCACCCTCATCAATGGCAAGGATTAACGG